CAGCGTCACCATGAGAGATATCTATCTCCTCTTGAATGATCGCGGTGCGGATGGCCTTCTCTGCTTCCTTGATGTCCGTATAGGTGACATCATCCACAATGAAGGCCATGGTCTTGACGACCTTTGGCATCAACGTATCTCCTTCCTGAGCTGAACGCTGTCGCCGGCGGCAAAGCCCGCACTCGATCCGCTTCCCATCGGCAGTCTGCGAGGCCGAGGTCCCTTGCGTCGTGCTGCTGCGCGTTCATCCTTCTTGCGCTGAGCTGCAAGTGCCTTGTCTTCCTGCTCGCGTTCGTATGGTGTGAGCGCATTGCGGCGTTCTTCCTCACGGCGCTGACGTTCGAGACGCTGCTGCTCCCAGCGGGCCTCTTCTTCCGGCGTCGGTTTGTAGTAGTCCGCAATCTCCTGGCGCAGGGTCTTGAAGTAGTCCTGAACCACGAGCGCTGTCGAGCCTGTGGTCTTCTGAGCCACTTCGTTGTTGAACTGCATTTCCCGCATGAGCTTTATGGCTCGCTCATTGACGCGGTATGCACAGGCGGCTTTGAACGTGCGGCGATACTCAGCTCGAGCAGCCTGCGTCATGCCACGAGGCAGACTCTGCTTGTAGAGCAACTCGACCTGACGCATGAGCCAGAACGCAGTCTGTTCAGCGAGCTCGATGTTCTCCTCGCGGCCGATGAAGTAGCATCCGCTCTTACCATGATTGTAGGTGTAGAGCTCGCAACCATACAGCTCGCCGGCTGCCTGGAACGCGAGGACCTGGTGTATCTTCCAGGCCTGATTGAAGGCTTTCTTCGTTGCCTTGCGCTTCGTAGTACCACCTGTGGCGGCTTGGATCGACGACAGTTCGATACCCAAACGGGTAGCGATTGCCGCAGCCATGGACATTGCCGTTTCCTGCTCGTCCTCTGAACACCCGTTCTCGACGGTCATGTTCATCAGCTTCGCTATCTTGGCTTTAGCCTTGGCGATTTCTTCAAGATCGGACATCGTTATCCTCCGTTGCGTGATTGCAACCTGTAGGTTATCGCATAGTGGTCACCGGCGATCAACTCGCCAGTGCCACTATATTCTGCGAGCGTTTACTTGAGGATCTTGGCGATTGCCGCCTTCGCCGACTTCGGGAACGTCCAGCGTTCACCCTTGACAGGCTTCGGGTAATTGTCCTTGCCTTCGTAGCGGCGCATCTTCGCCCGAGCGATCTTCGGGTCGATGTTGAGTTCGCGGGCGATGTCGGCGACTGTGACTTCATCCGCGTTCTTCTCCCGTGACTTGGCAGTCTTGCCTTCAGCCTTGCGCTTCGCCTGCTTGTCGGCGATGTGCTGCTTCTGGCGCTTGCCCTTCGCAGTCTTCGGATCGAGGTCACCCTTGCGGCGCTTCGCCTCGTCCTTGATCTGCTGCTTGTCCTCGGGACTGAGCTGTGCAGCTTCTTGCTTCTTTTCCTTCTTCTCTTTCTCGCGAATATCGCGGACTGCCTTGCGAGAATGATGAGCATAGCTTTCCGTGTCGAGACCGCGAGCGAGTGACGGCTTACCGTTCGTTTTCGTCGGCTCCTTCTTAGGCGCCGGCTCCTCAGCGGGACGAGCCGCGGCGACCTCAGGATCTTCGATCACGGGTTCGGCGTCAGGGTTCGCGCCGGGCAGTGCATCGGTGAAGCCCGCATCTTCAAGTGTCTTCACCGCTTCGTCGAGCTTTGACTGATCGGCTTTCCATGCCTTCAGTTCTTTCTTACCCGCGTTAACGCGCAGGCGGTTTAACTTCGCCAAGTCGTTCATTTGATGTGCCTCCACATTGCGTCGTGATTGACGCAACTGCCACTATAAACACCTGGCAATCCGGCGTCAATCGTCTAATTGCCACTACTGGCATTTTCTGGTGCAGATTAAGTCAGAATGCGGTGGTTGACGAACGGCGACCGGTGCGCGATTATGCTCTTAGGTCAACGTGCCGTTATCGACCGTCCCCCGAGCGGGGAGCTCGACACATAAGGAGGTGACTATGAAGACGATGCCCCGAACATCCGCCTGATCGACGCGGGGCTCAAGACCGATCAGGACCCCCAATGAGTCTCTGCCGAGGGTCTCGCACCAGGAAAGTGCGGGACCCTCATTCTTCGGTATCCTCTTCGTCATCGGACTTAATTTCCCACGTTTCGACGCGCTCCCTACCTTTTCCTCGCGTCTTCTTCGTAACGTTCATCTTCGAGGCTGCACGATCAATCATCTTCTGAGAGATTGACCGTTTCTCACCCATCCTATACAGCTTCTGTATGTCAGTTGCAGCGTTGGTGATCGTAGCCTCTAGGAATTCCATCGCATCTTGCATCCCAGTTCCCTGCTTTCCTTCGGCTCGTGCCTCAGCAGCGGCATCCATGATTTCCTGCGATGAGAGGTTAACGAAGTCACCCCATACAAACTCGGATGCACCCTTCTTCCGTTCTTCGATGCGGAACGTCAATGCCTGTGGGGGCTTGGCAAAGTTCATCTTGGTGATTGCCATTGCCCGAGTGTCCGTGTCATCAGGATCTACGCCCACAGACATAACGACGCGAGCGAGTCCGGCGAATGTGATTGAGCCTTGACCTCGATAGATCGCTGACCCTCCACCTTTGACAAGGTGACGCAGCACAAGTACCGAGCAGTTGAAGTCACGAGCTAGCTGCATGAAGAACCCAAATGCCTGAGCTACCTCCGATCCCTTATGGGTGTCAGCCTTACCGATGTAGGTGTTGAGTGTATCGAACACGGCGAGTGCAGGCTTGATCCGTTCAAACTCTTCGTAGATATAATCCTTCGCGTCTTCGTCATCGATGCTGAACGGTTGCTGGACTACGTTATACATACCGGAGAAGTCAGTGAACCCATTCTGTGTCAGGCGAGGCTTGGTCACTGATCCTGCACTGTTCTCCATATCGAAATAGACGACAGGACCAGTAACCTTCGGTGATCCCTTGTAAGGACTAATCAGTCTGCGTCCTGTAGCAATCGACCCTGCCACCATCTGTGCTAGGTAGCTCTTCCCCAATCCCGGATCGCCTTCGAGGATTGATACCTCACCTCGTGCAAGGTAAGGACGCCAGATGAAGTCAAGCTCTTCCTGCTTCACATCGTCCATCGACTCAAACCGAATGAACCCGTGAGGACGTTTCTCCTCTTCGGACTCTTCATCATCTGCCTTCCTATGGCGCTTATCAGCACCTTTGGGTTTCTCTTTGAATTGGTGTTCAACGATCTTCGACAGCTCACGCCTCAGTTGTGCGTCCTCGTTGCGGCGTCCCTTGAACTTGTTCCAAGCTGATCCCTTGATGACGGCGAACGCTTCCTCGAGTGTCATACCTGACTCGACGCAAGCATTCTCCAATTTCCATAGCATTTCAGATCGATCAGCCCTCCCGGTGATCTTCTTCGCTAGCAGTTCACGCCGAACCCACCTAGGTAGCTTTCCCTGATACAGCTCGAATACCTCGGCAGCTGAAAGGTTTTCGCCTTCTTCCTCGGGATCCTCTTCAGGCAAATACTTCTCGATGCGCTTAGTTGACCACGTTGGTCCATCATCCCACAGGACGCGCACCTTTGGTTGTGAGCTATATTTGTAGTTCCTCGTTCCTGGGAAGCGCAGAACCTGCGTCAAATCCCATCCGCCGTGATCCGCGTCTAGATGATATGTCAGTCGCCGATTGAGCGACTCCGTCATCTGATCCTTCAATACCCACAGGCCGACGAACCTGCCCGGCGATGACTCAATAGCCACCGTCGGTTTTGGTTTCATGCCGTTAGGATCAGCAAAGTCAAGATCAGCCCAAAGCAGATTGGGAAGAACAGCCTCTCCCTTCTGACGAACGCGACGATTAAATCCGTGCGGACAGAAATAGATGTCCTTGTCATCGTTGTCCCTCAGAAACTTACGGATTTGACCAAACTCATCAGGCGAGAAGAAATGATCTTTCCAGTTACCACTTCCCGACTTAGTCGATATGCAGAAGAATTTACCTGGTTGTTCTGCCCAAATACGCGTGATTAACACGAGGCCTGTTCCTTCTTCAGACGCTCGACCTCTGCTACAGGAACAAGCTTAATGCGTCCAAACTCTTGCGCTTCGACCTTGCCTCGGGCGATGCGTTGCAGGAGCGTCTTATATTTGATCCCGGTGGCTTTGGATGCAGCCTCCACCGAGTAGAAATCTGATAGGCGTTTCAAGATGCCCCCGTTGACACTGGCGAATTCTGGGAATATAACACCGGTTGTCGACTCAAGTCAACAAGCGGGGTTCCCCAAATGATCGTGATTGAGGGTATGGATAACTCTGGCAAGAGCACACTTGCTGAGAGCATGGCTGATTATATGGAGCTCATTATCCAAGAAAGTGAAGGGCCGCCACTGAGCGACGAAGAGATAAATGCTCGCGTTGATCGCTATGAGCAAAGGGTCTCAACGTTGTTCGTTCGCCACCCAGTCGTGTCCAATGCGATCTACGGCAAGTTCCGTCCTGAGGGCAACCCGATCACGCCTGGTCGAACGATGCTCTTCTACGAAAGCAATCCTATTCTCATATACTGCGACGCGGGTGAGCGGGGATATGAAGGCCACGAACTCAAGCCGCATGACACCGAGCGGCACCAGCAACTCTTATCGGCGAACCAACAGGCTCTGCTGAACGAGTACCGTCTGTGGGCTGCTCAGCATGCTCACTTCGTCTATCGCATCGGCGATGACATGGATCGGCTCATCTCGACCGTCCACTTCTTCAACGAATATACCAAAGCCTGAAAGGAATAGATATGGTTGATGACCGTCAAGTGGTTGGCGAGCAGTCGGTGGACGTCCTAGACCTTGAGGATGAAGTCATTGCTCGCTTCTCGTTCCGCGTCGAGGAGGTGGGTGACGTTCGGCATATGCTTGTCAGTGCGGCCAACTATCGTGGTCCTCGTGAGAGTGATCCTAGTTTTCATTGGATGAAGACGGTGCTCATGGCTCAGGCCGACATGGTCAGCAAGGGTCTACACGTTCGAGACCACGACTTCCCTGACCTGCTCGGCGATGTGAACGCGTTCCATGCGAAGTTCGGTCAGGAGTATCTTGGTAAGCCTCGGATGCTACCCGAAGACCTGCACGATTTCCGCACTAAGTTCCATGACGAAGAAACTCACGAGTACCGCGACGAATACCCGAAACTCGTCGATGCGGTAGAACGCAAGGATCGCCGCGACATCCTCAACGAACTGGAGCTTCAGCTCGACGCCTTGTGTGACTCCATCTGGGTTGTGCTCGGAACGGCCGACCTCCAATTTGGACGCAAGGTATTCTTTGAAGCATGGAAGCGCGTCGTTACTGCCAACATGGCAAAGGTTCGTGTCGAAGTCAAGGACGACGGCGAGCGCAACTGTGCTGACACCGGCCGTGTAGCCAAGTATGACATCGGCAAGCCTCCGGGCTGGACTGCACCTGACCACAGGGATCTGGTCACCGACAACGCAATCTTCGACGAGGTCTTCGGTGTGCCCGAGCCGGAGACAGAGTTCATGGGCACCAATCAGTAAGAGGGATCTATGGCAAGTCCAATCATGAGGCATTTCAGTTACACCCATTTGCCTGAGCATCTTCAACTCGTGTCTGGTCCATGCGGTGACCTGGCAACGCAGATGGATAACGATCTACCCGATTGCGCCGAGAAATCAGCGGGTCTTCGTAAACTGCTCGAGGCCAAGGACTGTTTTGTCCGGGCTCGCCTCGAGAAGGAATAAGCATGAAGCAAGAGTGGATCGACGAAGTCCTACGGATGTCACGCCGCGAGGCTGACCTCTACTCGGGATGTCGCAAGATTATTCGACCGAGAACCGTGACATTCCATGACCTGTGGGATGACGACGATCCACTCGTGCTCGAGGACTGCGGATACACAAAGAACAAGATCGGACACCTCACTAGAGGCTACTTGCATCTTGAGTCTATCGTTGCAGCGTTGAAGCTCTGGGATCTGAGGCGTAAGAAAACGTCCTATGGTTCGGTGGGCTTCACCACCTACAATCACTTCGTGAAGAACGACTCTGAGAAGAAGTCGAAGCGGGCCTCGGTCATGGGTCCGTGCATCCAGTCAGTGACGCTGACGCAGATCAAGGGTGGCAAGAACGCCTCCTATGCAATCGACGTCTTCTATCGCACGACTGAGCTGCTGAAGAAGTTTCCTGCGGATTTGATCTTTATCCGCGATGTGCTGCTCAAGGATTTCGATTTCTCGGGCATGGAATTTCTTGGGATGACTTGTCACTTCGCCAATGTTACAGTCCACCCGATGTATTTCGTGACACTGATCCCACACCTTGAGGATCCGATTGCCGAGCTCGAGCGCATTAAGAAGAAGGATCGGTATTTCTATGACTGGATCATCAAGTGGTCTGCTCGCTACGTATGTGAGGAGCACTATCGAGGCATCCAGAAGTTCGCACAGGCGCTTCGGGTGAAGATGGATGCTGACAAACGCATCAAGGGTCGTCGCCGTCGCGAGCTGATCGATTACCTCAGGGCAAACCACCCTGGACATAACAACGACTATGTAGACCCGGATGGAGACGATGAATGAGGCCTTATCAATTCCCCACGTTCGCGGCAGCCTGTGAGCAGTTGTCGCATCGCCTACGCTACAAGTCCAGCCTTGTGCATTCTGCGCGTTGGCAGGGAGCTGACATCGCTGCTCGACCTGAGATGGCTACGCACGAACTGACCCATACAGCTTTCTGTGTTCCGCTACCCCACGAAGATCGGGATCTATACGCTGCGGATATTAGACCAAACATGCCGTGGGCTGAGGATCACTTCCGCGAACGAGTTTGTGGTGCCCCAATCAACCCGGGCCTTGAGTGGCAGAATTGGCCATTCAGCAAATCAGCTGCATCCTTTCTTGATGAGCGAGGTATGTTTAACCACAACTATATGGAGCGGTATTGGCCGAAACATGCTGGCAAGTTTGATATTCCCACAACCGCCCGGGACGATTGGGAGACTGTCGCTCAGGATGTATGGGGCAAAAAGATCGAACTTCCGCGACCTCATCACGGTATTATGTATGACTATGGAGACCTAGGCGATGTCGTGGCGCTGCTTGCTAATGATCCATATACGCGACAGGCTTATCTTCCAGTGTGGTTTCCCGAAGACACTGGCGGCGGGTCGAAGCGCGCTCCTTGCACAATTGGCTACCACTTTCTCATGCGAGACGGAAAGCTCGACATCAACTACCACATCCGCTCGTGTGACTTTGTCCGTCATTTCCGGGACGACCTCTACCTTACCGTCCGCCTAGTTCTGTGGATGCTCGAGGCTTGTCGTCTCTGCAACAGTGACTGGAACGATGTTGTCCCTGGTCTGTTTGTTATGCAGATCGGGTCACTTCATATCTTTCGCAATGACTACCACATGCTGTATGGAGCTAGCCGATGAAATTATCTTGTCTATATGACATCGGTGATCGGATGTCGGTCGATAACGACAGGGATATGCCGGTCACCATCTGCGCTGTAAACTTTCGACTTGCAACGGGCAACACACTCTACATCACCTATCAGTGCTCCTGGATCCACAATGGTTCGGCGCACAATGAGTGGATCGAGGAATGGCGTTTGTCGCCGTGGAAGGAATAACTAGCAGATGAGGTATAGTCGTGAAAATATGTTCATGGACATGGCTCGAGCAGCATCGAAGCGTTCTACGTGCAGTCGACTTAATGTTGGCAGTCTGGTGGTGTGTGCTAACAATCCAATTAGTGTTGGATATAACGGGGCCGCGTCTGGTCAGCCACACTGCCTCGGTAATGAGTGTCCTGGCATGGTCCCTGGCCATTGTCCTGCTATCCATGCTGAGGCCAACGCGCTCCGTAAGGCTGGAGAGTTACTTCCGGCAGGTACTGACGTTGACCTCTATCTTACTCACAGTCCATGCTCTCCGTGCTCTCTACTTGTGGTCAATTCCGATCTATGGGTTCGTCGCATCTTCTTTGAAATCCCTTACCGATCAACTCAGCACTTAGGGATGTTTGAGGGTTCCTACACGAAGCCACATGATCCGGGACGCACTGGACGAACGGAAGTTTACGAGGTCACGCCGGCAGGTTATATTGTCGAGTACTTTACCCGAAAGGTCGTAGAACTCCCGTGAGTCGCAAGGAAGTCATGGTCGTCGGGGAAAGTCCCGACATCAATCCACGTGCCAAGAAAATCCTGATGGAGGCCATGCTGGAGGCTGGCTTCGAGGAGGACGATTTCCGGTGGGCTAACGTCTTGGAAATGTCGCCACCTGAAGGCAAGAACATCACCAAGACGATGGTGAAAAACGCTCGACCGAAGATCCTGTCAAAGCTCGACCGCAAGGATCCTCGGTTCGTTGTGCTCATGGGCAACACTCCCTGTCAGGCGGTACTCGACAAGACAGGCATCACCAAGTTACGCGGCAAACCTTTCGAAGAGAATGGTCGCGTATTCCTGCCGATCCTTCACCCCAACCAAGCACTCCACGATGACAAGTGGATCGACGTTATCCAGGCCGACATCAAACGTCTGGCCGACTGCGTGAAGTTCGGTGGCATACCTGAAGAACGAGGCCTCGACTATCAGATCGTCGATGACTGGGACAAAGTCAAGGCGATGCTCAAGGACCTGACCGGTCTAGTCGCTACCGACCTCGAAACATCGCGCCTCTACCCCTTCACAACGATGCAGGACGAGCTGATCGAGTCTGGTCGTGCGTCGAAGGAGTTGCTGCGTCAGCACAAAGAAACTCACGGGTCGAACAACCTACCACGTGTCGTGGCTATGCAGTTCGGTTGTCGGAAACGTCAGTGGGTTGTGCCGATGGAAACGGCGGGTATATGGACCCGCAAGCAACTCGAGAAGATTGTCAAACTCGTTACCCGCAAATTGCGGAAGTGCAAGAATGTATTCCACAACGGGAAGTTCGATTGCCTGTGGATGCTTGTTCGCTTCGGCGTCAAGTGGACAGTCGATGATGACACCATGCTCGCTCACTATATGCTGGACGAGAATGATCGCCATGACCTGAAATATCTTGCACAGAAGTTTCTCGGTGCTCCTGACTGGAACATCGACGGGAAGGAGAAAACATCCTGGTCGCCGGCGAACGCCAAGTATGCCGCACATGACGTCTACTATACGCGCAAGCTCCGAGCAGTGCTTCGCAAGATGCTCAACGAGGATCATGATACTCGTCGAGTCTACAAGCTCATCATGGTACCCTGCATCAAAATGTTCATTGAGGCTGAGTTCAATGGCGTCGCTGTTGACCTCGACAAGATGGACGATGCCGAGATTTATCTTCGTGAAGAATTAGCTAAGGCCGAGAAGAACCTTGAGAAGTGGGCCAAGAAAGCTGTCCTCGTTGACAAGAAGGGCGCGAACAAAGGCAAGATCAACTGGGGATCACCACAGCAGCTTGCCGACCTTCTGTTCAATCAGCTCAAGATCAAGCCTCTCGCTGAGTGGAAGACGAAGACCGGATACAGCACAGCAGAGTCTGTGCTCAAGCAGATCGATCACCCCATGGTCGGTGACCTGCTCAAGTATCGTGGTCACAAGCAACAGCTATCATTCTTCATTGAGGGTTGGAAGCCTTACATTGACCTAGAGGGTCGACTGCATCCGAGCTTCAAGTTACACGGCACGGTCACCGGTCGACTATCATGTGAGAACCCGAACCTTCAGCAGGTGCCTCGTGACCCAAGGATCCGCAGCCTAATCACCGCGCCGCCGGGATGGGTTCTCATCGAAATGGACCTGTCGCAGATCGAACTGCGTATTGCTGCGGAACTTGCCAACGAGTTCAACCTCCTACGGGTGTTCGTCAATGGTGGTGATCCCCACTGGGAGACTGCGATCCGAGAGATTGAACGCGGCGGTGGATACAAGAAGGAAGTCATCAAGACTGCCAAGCTCCACAGTGGTGGCGTCAAGATGGGTTACAGTGAGGCTATCGAATACGTCCTGAAGATGGGCGGCGACGAAGCAGTCGAGACTGTGGCGAAGTGGGCCGAGACGAAAGCACTCGAACCCTTCATGGACTGGAAGGAAACCAGGAAGAAGGCGAAGGCGATCAACTTCGGATACCTCTACGGTATGTGGTGGAAGAAGTTCAAGATCTACGCTCGCGACAACTACGGAGTGGAGGTGAATGATGCTGAGGCGCAAGCGAGTAGGGAAGCTTTCTTCGAGCTTTATCCTAGTTTCACAGCATGGCACGATAAACAGCGGCGTTTTGCTCAGGTCAACGGTTATGTGCGGTCCCTCTCCGGACGGAAACGGCGCCTACCTGCTGCGATGGGAGGTCGAGATACCCCAGAAAGAAGAGAAGCCCAACGTCAGGCAATCAATTCTCCTGTTCAAAGCTTCGCTAATGAGCTTAACCTCATGGCTGCGTTACAAATGCGGCGTGAGTTCAAGAAAGCATGGTTCCGCATCTGTGGGACAGTTCACGATGCGATCCTGATGTGGGTTCGGATTGATATGGTCGAGCACGTATATAACCGCGGACTCGAGATTATGTCGCATCCTGACCTACTCGAAGACTTCGAGATTGAAATGAGCGTTCCGATTGAGGCTGAGGCGAAGATCGGCGCATGGAGCACCGGAAAGGGACTGAAGAAGTGGCTAGAGGAACAATCAAAGATCGTCGAGCAGCGCGTAAGCAAAGAGAAGCGCAGTTCATCCTCACACCGACCGCGGCAGCTGCAGCTCGAGTTGGAATAGGCCACAACAAGGGGCCTGAGTGGAAGGAGGCTCCCGAGCACGATCACAGCCGGGTGTTGATGGCCGATGGCCAGATCAACATCAGCCAATCAAAGGTGAAAACCTACAGGAACTGTCGGCGAGCGTTCCATAACAAGTTCGTGCTCGGCATCCAAAAGAAAAAGAAAACACGGCCACTCATGTTCGGGTCCATCGTTCACGAAGTGATCGAGGCTCACATGGAAGGCAAGAAGTGGCGCAAGGTTCTTCGTAAGCTCGAGAAGGAACTCGGTCCCATGTTCCGCAAGGAACGAGAAATGTATGGGAACATCCTCAAAGACATCGAATACATCATGGAGGACTACTTCGAGTATTGGGAAGGATCGATCAAGCCAATCGTTCATGACGGACGAAGCAGTGAGTATGAGTTCCGCATCGAACTGGACGATGGGCTCTGGTTTACTGGGAAGATCGACGCGGTCGTTCGTGCCCGTAAGATGAAGTGGATTATGGAACACAAGACGTTCAACCGTATGCCGAGCGAGCATGAGCGGTGGAGGTCGGTGCAGGGATCAGTCTACTTCCGTGCTGCTGAGGAAATGGGATTTCCCACACTCGACGGCGTTCTGTGGGACTATGTCAGCAGCAAGCCGTGCAATGTTCCCGGTGAATTGACCGCCACAGGCAAGATCAGTCAGGCTCGCATAGATACGCTACCGTCCCGCGTAAATGCGTGGATCGAAGAGGAGGGTCATAAACCCAAGGACTTCAAGAAGATGCTTGCCGACGCGGAAGCGAACAGGCGTAACCGGTTCATTCGTGTCTTTAGTCCAGTCAAGCCTCGAGTGGTCGACAATATCTGGAATGACTTTGTCGATACGGCAAAAGAAATCCAGGATAACTTCGGCAAGAAAACCGATCAGAACATCGGCAGGCACTGCTCGTGGTGCGATTATCAGCTCCTGTGCGAGGCTGAGGTGAAGGACTCCGACCTCGAGTGGTTGCTCAAGCGTGAGTATCAGTCCGAGGACCTCAGTCACAAGCGTGAAAACAAGGACCGGACCGAGGACTAGGGGTTGACTTCGGGGTAGGTTTGCTGTAGAACGACCAACCTACCCCGGAAAGGTAAATCGACACATGGCGACAACCGTTCGCAAAGAAGACCGCGCTCCTGGCGCTAAGCCTATCAGCGAAGTCAAACGGAATTCATCTGCTGCACTATACGGTCGAAGTGGTACCGGCAAGACGACACTCGCCGCGTCGTGGCCGAAGCCCATTCTCTACCTGAACATCAAGGACAACGGCGAAGAGTCCATCAGCGATGTCGAAGGGATCGATGCGGTGGACATCGAAACCAGTGAAGACCTGCTAGAGCAGATCCTCTGGCTCCACAAGAAGGCGTCGAAGGGCAAGCTGGTCTATAAGACCGTCGTTCTGGATACGATGTCACAGCTTCAACGAGTGCTCACAGAAGAAATGGGCGCAACCAAGAAAATACCAAAGGGCAAACGCGCCGGAGACTTCGGCGTCCTTACGCGTCAGGATTGGGGAAAGATCAGTGGTGACCTCATCAAGGTCATCATGGATATCCGCGCACTCCCAGTGAACTCTGTATTCATTGCTCAGGAGCGCGTCTTCAACGCAGGGGACGAAGAAGACGATGGCGTCGATCAGCTTGCTCCCGAGGTTGGCACCAAGCTGATGCCGTCCGTGAACAAGGACCTATGCGCCAGTGTCAACATCGTCGGCAATACCTTCATTCGCATCAAGGTGACCAAGAAGAAAGTCGACGGCAAGACCGAGAAGGTTATCAAGAAACAATTCTGTTTGCGGTTAGGCCCGAACGAGGTCTACACCACGAAGATCCGTAAGCCCAAGGGGATCGAGGCTCCGGATTTCATCGTAGATCCCACGTACCGGAAGATCATAGACATCGTGAAAGGAAAAGACTGAACATGGCACGTAGGAAAGCCAAATCGTCGTCGGTGAAGGTAAACTTCAAGGGCGTCGAAAGCCGGCAGACACCGGCAGAGGGCGATTATCCGTTCAAGGTCCTTGAGGCCGTGAGCGGTGTGTCGTCCAACAAGAACGACCAGATCGAGGTCACCGCCGAAATCTACAAGGGCGAGTACAAGGGCTACAAGGGGTATATCTACTTCCCCTTGCAGGAGAACAGCCTGTGGAAGCTTCACGCTTTCCTGACTGCCCTCGGCGAGGAAGTGCCCGAGGACGAGATGGACATCGATCTGTCCGAGCTGGTCGACAAGGAGTTCGTCGGTGTTCTCACCCACGAGACCTACAACGGCCGGAAGCGCGCCAAGCTCACCGACTTCGACAGCATCGACAACTACTCGGGCGGCGATGACGACGAGAAGGGCGGCAAGGGCAAGAAGGGCGCCGGCAAGAAGTCGAAGTCCAAGAAGGTCAGCCGCTCGGACGTCGAGGAAATGGACGAGGACGAACTGCAGGAACTGCTCGAGGAGCACGACCTGGAGGACGAAGTCGACCTCGACGATCACAAGAAGCTGCCGAAGAAGATCGCCGCGGTGATCGAGGCGCTCGAGGAAGCCGACCTGCTCGACGACGGCGACGGGGATGACGACGAGGACGACAAGAAATCGTCGAAGTCCAAGAAGTCCGGCAAGGGCAAGAAGTCCAAGGACGACGATGACGACGAGGACGAGGATGACAAGAAGTCCTCGAAGAAGTCGGGCAAGGGCGGCAAGAAGAAGCCCAAGAAGATCGACCGCGACGACGTGGAAGACATGGACGAAGATGACCTCCAGGAGCTCATCGACGAACATGATCTGGACGTCGATCTGGACGATCACAAGAAGATCGGCAAAAAGCGCGAGGCAGTGATCGACGCGCTTGAAGACGAGGATCTGCTCGAAGACGAGTAATCCCATCTTCCGGGGAAGGGCGTCGGGTCATACCGGCGCCCTTTTTCTAGGAGCATACCATGAGCGTAAGAAAGTTTCCGTTCGGTCTTGACCGTGAACGTCTCACCGAGCAGTTCGAAGCAATTACTGCGGGATTGAAGTCTGGCGAAGTCATCCCACAGGCGGTCACGTATTCGGAAGACGAAATACAAGATGACTTCCAAATGCGGACCGTGACACTTAAGTTCGCCATGAAAGGAGCCACCGATGGCTAACTGGAACGACGATGTGAGCAGAGCGAAGACTTGGGCAACCGGTCACCTCGTTCTCGCGGGCATCATCTGTGGGCTCGCCGGCATTCTCGTCGGCGCGCTTCTCTTCTAACCGTTCGGGCCATGAACCTTGAGCAAGAAAACAGAAACCCGGCTCCAGCAACGCATCAGGAAGGCGCTGCTCAAGGAGTGCGGGGGCAAGTGGTTTAAGGTTCATGGCTCGGCGTTCCAGGAAAGTGGCCAACCGGACATCATCGGTTGCGTTGATGGCCTCTTCTTTGGCTTCGAAGTCAAAGTCCCTCTCACCGGAAAGCCTTCAGAACTTCAACTCGAGACTCTCGCTGAGTGGAGGGAACAGGCGGCGGTCGCGTGTATCGTGGAAAGTCCTTCGCAAGCAGTATCCCTGGTTAAAGCAGCTACGGCGTCACCAGAGAAGAGGCGTCGAGGCGATCGTCTCTACAAATGGATTTGCCGCACTCTTCGCTCAACGCACGGGGAAGACTTGGGTTACGGGCGTAGTCCTAACAATAGAAAGAAACGTGTCCCTCGACGTTCTGCTCGTTGGGCCACTGACCAATTTAGAAAGCACCTGGGGAAAGTTCCTACGGGAACGTCTGCCTTGGTACTCGGTGCACCGTAGCCTTGAGAGCTATGACGCACACCGCAAGAAATATCCGAACAAGCACCGCATCCTACTGCTGAACCCCGAGCAGGTCACGCCGATCCGTGACAAGCTCCGTAGGCGCAAGTGGGATCGTTTCATATGGGATGAAGCGCAACGCCTCAAGAACCGCACCTCACAGTCCTCGAAGGACGCAGCGCACATAGCGAAAAGCGCTAAGCGCAGACTCGCGTTGACCGGAACACCTATGGATCTAGATCCGAAAGATCTGTGGGCAATCATGCGCTTCGTTGATGTCGAGGTCCTCGGTGATAAGTGGGGCGACTTCGAAGAACACTTCCTTGTCAAACCGAGCATTGACATATCCAAAGCGAAGGGCGTCATCCAGCGACAGAAGATGATGCTCGCCTACCAGATCGCTAAGCGCAAGGCACCGATGCGTGAGGATCGAGTAGATGAGTTCGCTGAGCTGATCAGTCCCCATGTGATGCGTATCTCCAAGCAAGATGCGGGCATCACTCCGGCCAATGTCCACAGAGTTCTATTCGATCTGGATCCACAGGAAGACCGTAAGTACCGCAAGCTCGAGAAGAACATGGTCGTGAAGATCAAAGGCAAAGCGGTCAAGACTCCCCTCAAGATAACTCAGATCGGTAAACTGCAGCAGATCACCGGTGGATACATTAAGGACGAGGAAGGTGAGGTTCACTGGATCGGCACGACTAAGCGCAGGATCCTTCGGAAGCTGATACGCGAGAAGATTGACGGGGCGTTCGGTTGCACGGAACCGTTCGTGGTCTTCTGCAAGTATACGCACGAGGTTCACATGCTCGCCTCGATCCTTGAACGCATGGATCTGGGTCGAGGTGCAAAGCTCTGGGGCAAGGTCAAAGACATCAAGCGGGACAAGCGACGGACGAACATGCTCCTCGACTTCCAGCAGGGCAAACTGAACTGGATGGTGTGCCAACAACGAACCGGTGGCGTCGGCGTTGATCTATACCGTGCCAGGAAAGCGTTTGTCTATTCGATGGGCCACTCCTACATCGACTACGACCAGATGCTGTCACGCCTTGACTTTATTGAACAATTTGCCCCAGCCGACTTTTTTCTCTTGATGGTACGGAAGTCTATTGACACGGATATAGAAGCAAGTGTAAAACGGAAGAAGTCGATCACTGAAGCGTTCTATGATCGATTGCAATAGTGCACTACTCAAGCCCACGAGGGACACAATGGCGAAAGACAAAGGCAAGAACAAAAAGGCCGACAAAGCCGAGAAGGAAACCCGCAGCGAAGAGCGCGAGTTCAAGTTCGGCGTCGAGGACATCGCCGAGGAGCTTGGCATCAAGCCGGCTTCGGTGCGCGTCCAGCTTCGCAACAAGGGGATCGAGAAGGCCGGCAAGTCTTACGGCTGGAACTCGAAGTCCGATCTGCGCGAGGTGATCGATCAGATCCGTAGCGGCGGCGACGACGATGACAAGCCGGCCAAGAAGTCCTCGAAAAAGGACAAGAAGGCCGACAAGTCGTCCAAGAAGTCGAAGCGCTCGAAGTCGGACGACGACGACGAATAAGCTTTCGGCCTCGGCCTAACATCAAAGGGTCCGTCGTTAACTCGGCGGGCCCTTTTCTTTTTCTCTTAAGCTGGCTCGGCTTATGATCGAGCATGGGTCTCATATCACCAATCCTTCGACAGGCGTCTGACGGACTGCTCATCTTTTGGTGTCCGGGATGTGACGGAGCACATGGCGTTCCTGTGGGATCTGGTCAAGGTCATCGCTGGACCTACAACGGAAATGCCTATGCGCCAACCTTTCGTCCGTCCATCGTAGTTACCTACAAAAGATGGAACGAAGCAGAGAAAGCTTATACTCTGGTAGTTGGAGTATGCCACAGCTTTGTTACCGACGGGAAGATCCAGTTCCTCAATGACTGCACTCATCGCCTCGCGGGTCAGACTGTACCAATCCCACCATGGGATGAGACTTGATGTTTGCTCCCGTATCCATGTCTATACCCGAGTACCATCGGCGTGAAGTAAGGGTAGGCGTTCGAAGGATACAGCTGTCTGACCAAGAGCATAAACTCGTTGTGGCACTACTTCGTCGTCATCCCGAACACTGGACCCGGGCTGAAGACCTGATCGAAGAAATGTGGGGCAATAGCCGCATACCCGATACCTGGCTCAAAGTGATACATGCCACCTGCTATATGGTGCGTCGCAAGGGAGTGCCCATCGAAGGGCGCATAGGACGAGCCAATGGTGGCCTCAGAATATATCGCCGAGGTCGCATCACGCTAGTCGATCGCGTGTCATGACGCACAACGCCTAGCGATGTCGCCTGCGCTGCGCGCTGACGCTCGCTGATCGTGCCATTTATCGTCGATCACGAAGGCGATTAAGCTGCCCGTTGACCAAAAGGTTGCCAGGAAGTAAAATAGCACCATCAATCTGGCTGGGGTGGTGATGGTACGATGGACGAGTTATCGCGTGAACAGCTTGAGGATCAGGTAGAACTCCTCAAGCAACAACTCGAAGCCTTGACTGGCTCTGACAAGGAGCTGGGCGCGTTAATGGCTTTGAGGCATGGCATGACGAAGACCCTCGCCACCATGCTCTACCTCCTCGTCAAACGTGCTCCCGCAGTCATTAGCCGACAGACCTTCCATATCTTGATGTATGGCGATCAGGTTGATGGTGGTCCCGAGCCCAAGATCTTCGATGTCCGCATCTCACGACTCCGCTCGATCCTCAAGGAACTCAAAGCCAAAGGCACCTGTCCTCCTGGAGTGAAGATCGATACGGTATGGCATGCCGGCTACCGTGCGAACCCACAGTTGGTCAAGTGGGTCAATGAACTCTATGAAGGAGACAAGTAATGGGTGGACTGTTAGCGAAAGTTGCCTTCTCGGCCTTCGGCAAGCCGATCACCGTCAAGATGATCCTACTTGCGATCCTCGGCATCCTTGTCGGCATCGGGATCTTCTTCGCCGTTCGTTTCATCAACCAACACTTCCAGCATATCAAGGACCTCGAGACGCAGAACGCTCAGCTGCTGCGTGACAAGGCGACCCTGGAAGAACAGAAGAAACAGCTGATCCAGACAAACGCGGATAACGAGAAGACTCGGACAACCGAGAACGAAATCCATAGCTCGAACCAGAACATCGCAACCGAAGAACGCCATGCGTCCCAACAGCGCACGGCCCAGTATAAGGAAATCTCCCATGCAATCCAGACTGCTCCGCCCTCTACAGCTCCTGTGTCTCCTGTCATCACTGACACCCTTGACCGCCTGTGGGGACCAGCACCCAAAGACCATAAGTGATGTCGTCGTTAAGACTAAGTTGGTCTTTGCAGAGCCTGATCCCTCGCTCCGCGAATGTCTGGCTCGTCTTGAACGACGGCCGGTCAAATCCGACAAGGATATTGCTCAGCTCATTTCAGACTCATTCGAAGTCGGGGATGACTGCCGCGCCAAGCTCGCTGCAACCTGGAAGTCGATTGATGATACCAGGGCCCGAGTGAAGGCCTTCAATCAAGCTCAGGGGTTTACTGACCAATGAACCTGTATCAGATCCTCGGCGTTTCTGTTCAAGCTTCGAATACGGAAATCCGCAAGGCATACCGTAAACTGTCCGCGAAGCATCATCCCGACAGTGATGGTGGTGATCGAGACAAGTTCGAGCAGATTAAGCTTGCCCATGATGTCCTCATCAATCCGGAACGCCGGAAGCGTTATGACACCACAGGCAGGACCGACGAGGATCGGATCACCCCGGAGCGGATCGAACTGTTCCTGAAGGAAATGATTAAGACAGTCGTCGAGGCTGAGCGTCCTGACGGGTCAACGGATAACCCCGAGGGAGAGAACATCAAGGACAAGATGATCCTCAGCCTCAAGGCTTCTCGTCAAGCGATCCGGAATGATCGGCGCAAGCTCGAACGTCGACTGAGGCGCACCAACACTATGCTGCGTCGGTTCAAGCCTCGAGAGGGGTATGATCCTGTCGGCGATGCGCTGAGGGACCAGAAAGAGAAGTGGGAGTATGAGCTGCGGATGAACGACGACGCTATGCAGCTCTCCGTAGAAATGGAAAAGGTCCTCAACACTTACGACTACGACGTGGGACCCGGATCGGAGGGACAAGTCAACCCGGGCCCCACTGGCCACCTATTGCTAGGCGGTTCTCGTACTCTGATGCCTGGACATCATCGTTTCCATCAGGGCTGACCGCCCGGAGGATCACTCGGCGGCGTGGTGTTCTTTGCGCTGGCTACTCCCTTGTCCTTGGTCGCGATCCCGAGACCGCCAAGAGAAAGGACAGCAGACAGCATTCCTCCATAAGCCAAGCAATAAGCGGTAGCATCCCAAGCTTGACCTCGCCACATAGCCCAAGCTTGAAAGGCCACGGGAGTGATAATCCCGTTTAGACCTCCTATCACAAAGAGGATGCGGGCACTGTCATACTGACCAGTTCCGCTCTTGAAAATGTCGATAAGCTTAGTCATAGACGCTATCCTTTCACAAGCTCGAAATGCGGGTTGTCAGTTTCGCCGTGCTCACGAGCAATCCGGTCGCCGTCCCAGTCAGCACCCCAACGGATATGAACGCCGACGTCCGCAGCTGCCTGCTTCATATCCTTCGCCATCTGGTCGAACAGAGGCTGCCAATCCTTCGGCTTGCCGGCGAGCACGAGACTGACGGGATACGGATACATATCGACCGCATAACCGTAGCCGTCAGCTTTCTTCCTGTGGTTCGATGACAAGGGATGACCGACCCAAGTCACCTTCGGCATATGCGGCTGAGCATATTGTGCCGGACATCCCACAGCGGTGCACTGAGCTGCGGTGCGTCCTTTGCCGAAGTTGATGTAGCACTGCTCATCCGAGCGAACGCCCTCGATGATCGTGCTGTCGATATGCGAGACTTCGATGTAGCGGTTCAGCACCTTGACCAAGTCAGGATGCAAACCTTCCATGCGAGCCAACGATCCTTTACCCCAAACGTGTCCCATAATTTCTCCTATCCCCAGATGATGCACACTGAGCAGTTGTCACCGGTTGGTCCCGAGTTTCCTGAACGCAAGACTTCACGAACCAATCCGGCTGAGAAGATGAAGCCTTGTTTAGCGAGTAGGGCCTCACGTTGAAGACCCGCAGATCGAATTGTTCCCTGAGTGGCCAACAGTGCTTCGCGCTGTAGACCCGCTGTCTTGATCCCGCTGACATTAGCTCCCGTAGCAGCGCCGCTTAAGAAGATGATCGCTGGCGCTGGAAGGAAGTATGTTCCTACCAGTGGTGCACTGAGTGCATCAACGGGCTGTGAGCCAACAGGATCGAAACCAGCCATACTAGACAGCGGTCCCCGTCAGCGAGAAATAAGGAACAGAGAATTTGGTTGGCCACGTTACGCCCGACAGGACCCATACGCCGATACCGACGCGGTTCGGGTTGTTTGCCATCCAGACCGTGGCAGACTCCGTTGCCCAATCGTTCCAGACCTTGCCGTCGCTCGATGTCGAGTAGGTGATGTTGGTTCCGCTCTTCTCGAGTTTTACCCAATCATGGAATGATCGACTTGGCTGTGCGGCTAGGAAGTCGGTGTTTGCACCATTCAAGGCTGCATAATGCTCACAGCGGATGACCGCAGCTTGATCGGAGAACTCGCTGTTGATGCCGATGAGCCTACCGCCTACACTGTCATGAGCATAGAGTCCGAAGCCGCGATAGTTCTGAGCGTTCACGTGGCCAACCATGCGAGCAACAAGCGCCCAGTTACCTGAGGGAGTTGTGAGTGTGCGGTAGGCGATACGGTGCACCGGACCCGCAACGAGTGTGTTACCGTTGACCGTCAAACCAACGTCGGCGTCATCTGCGACTACGAGCTGAGTAGCATCACCGCTCTCAAGCGTGAACGTCGAGGCAGGCGGAGGCATGAATAGGCCTTGGACCAATGTCGTCTTATTCGGCACACATGCGATGGTCGCAGAGCCGCTGAGGTTGAGCAGGGCACCGCTCGATGATGCGAACCACGGATCGACGCCTGGTCCTGGCCTAGTGAGCGTTGTGCCGTTGTATAGCCCGACGCCTAGCTCCCATGATGCGCCGTCCTCGATCAGGTAGTCGTAGTACATGCCGGAGACTGCACCGCCAGCGCTCCAGGATTGATAGGGAGCAACAGCAGCGCCGACCGTGACTGCGCCCGTTCCTGTGGTCGCGGTGTTCGCCTTGACTCGATTAAGAAGAAGTCCCATCTTTACTTCCTTACGTATGCCACTGAAGAATGCCTTGAGAAGTGACGATCACGAGTGGGCTGATCGAAGCTACCACAGCGGCGCCGCCCGGATTGAAGTCACAGAAACAAAGCAGATCCTTGTTGGCCAAGGTGTTGTCGAAGATTGCCGCATATTTGATCGTGATACCACCTGTCAGCGTCCAGGAAAGGTCAGTCGCGTTCCATGACTTGCTACTGGCGGTCGGTGAGGTGATCGAGATACCGGCAAGTGCAAGTCCGCCGTTGGTATAGCCGTTTGCGGTTGCAAGCTCAGCAGTGAGGTCCGAGTACTGAGCGTTGCCCGATGCACCGACGAAGGTTGCGTCCAGAACCTGCGCAGAACCGAGCAACACGCACTTGAAGGCATGGCTGTCCAGGTCTACAGTTCCGTCGAAGGGTTTTGCAAGGGCCTTGTTAAGCCAAGTCCAGGGTCCCGAAGCCATACAGCTCTTCCTATGAAGTAATCTCGAGCCCGAACTTCGCAGCGTTCAGCGCCGCGGCTGCCCATGCAGCACTGGTGTTCGGATCGACAGACCAGAAACTTCCCTCCATACCCCAAGAAGTCGGAGGAGCGATGTTGATGTTTTGACCGTAGTTGACAACAGCTCCTGACTTGCACAGGAACTTGATCGTCCGCAGACCGGAGTCCGACTTGGCAACATTCCCCTTGACCGATACACTATGGATCGCGGTCGGGGTATTGACGAGCGGCGGGAACGTGTAGATATCTTGCTGACCAACAGTGCCCGAAACGTTGTAGCCGTTGTTCTGTGGAGAAGGCTGATTGCTTTCTTGTGTCCAGTGGGTTGTTACACCAGTCATCTGGATCATCAAGCCAACATTCGTGCTGTTGGTCGTAAAGCCGCTATCTGCAGGTGAGGGCGGACCTGAGGTGTAGGTGTTCGCCTTCCTCCAGCAGATGCCGCCGTCATCGTTACCTACGTAGTTGATTGAGGTGTCGGTGATCCACCCGACCCAAAGAGTCTGACCTGCAGTCACGCCGGCAAGCGTGATCGGTAGAGTTAGAGGAGTCTGAGCCGTAACGCCGACAACCTCAGTACCGGTCGCTAGCAGTGCCGCCGGGGATCCTGAGCTGTCAGCGTAGATGACGGCCTTATGCTTCGCAATCGCGGATGTGGTATTCGGCCTCATGATGTTGACGGCGGAGATTGTGCCGGCTGCATCAGCAACGCACTTCACAAGGTAGACGATGTTACCGCCCGGACTGATCGATGACAGGAAGCGACCCCAATAGTAGTTGGGCGACAAGAACGCATGACCGTTGATCGTCCAAGCAACGGCATTGTCACCACTTGCTGAAGCTGTCTCGATGATCGGGTTATCCAGACAGGGAGTCTCGCTGCCGCCAGATGCAGTGAAGGCCCACAGATAGAAATGGTCCCATTGTGCCGCATGGTTATTAGAGTTGATTGTGCCGAGGTCAATACCGTTGAAGTATGGATTGGCGTTGCTAATTGTGTTCTGACCTGTGAGGTTGATCGAAGTCGCAACACCATCCAGCCAGATCTTCACGATCCCGGCTGAGGCATGGAAAGTGATGTCATACTCGAGAACATGGACAGTGTTGACTGACCAACTCTCTAGCGATGTTGCCATGAGCGTTCCTCCGCGCCAACCGCGGCGGATTTCGATATGGCCTGAGCTCATGTTGAGCTGGATCGTTAGCTGATTGACGCCGGCAGCAACGTCCACGAACGTAAGTCCGTTCTGACTGAAGGAGTCAACTGCCTTGAAGGTGAAGCCTCCAACAACTCGAGCATAGTTGGCCGGAAGTGACTTAAGATCCTGTGCCGGTGAGTTGCCTGAGTTCGACGCCTTCTGACGATAGGAACCATGCCCGGTGACTGTTCCGCTGAGCGGCACTTCGATGTAGTGAGTATCACCGCCGCCGATTGACCGCCACTCGTCGACCGTTAGAGCAACGTTGTAAGTGTCCCAGATCGAGGTGTTGACTGGGCCATACTTGTCCCAACCCTCAGTGAAGACATAATCGGGAAGAGCCATTACTTCGTTCCTACAATCGAGGCATAGATCGTGCCGACCATGCCGTTCAAGTTAGCTGGTGCAACAAGTTGAACACTTTGTCCACCCGGGATCGTTGTGTCAGCAGCCTTGATAAAGGTCGCATTGACTGAGCCCGCGGCAAAGCGCATGGTTCCGATTGATGTTCCCGGCGGTGACTGAATGTCGAAGTCAGTCTGAGCTGATGGTGCTGCAGACCCTGTGCCGCCAATGCTGCCTTGACAGTCAGCTGCACCCGCAGGTAGTTTCCAACTGATACCCGTCGGCGTATCGAAATAGGCAAACGGAGTCGAGACAGTGATGTTGGCGATGTCACGCTGGAAGGCGAACCCAAACTTCACAGTTGCGGCAGCAGCCGAGGTGATGCTCACACCGGTGCTTGCCGTTGCGTCACCAATCGTATTGTTGGCTACGATGAAGTAGGTATAAGGCTGACCAGCTGCGGCAGTCGAGTCCGTATAGCTGTTGCCCGTCGTTGTTCCGATCTGCGTCGCAGAACCGAAGGATGCGCCCAGGCCGTTTGCACGGTAGACCTTGTAAAGCTTGATATTGTCTTGCGTAACGTTCAGCGGCCAAGTGACGAGGTTGTAACCTGTCACCGCTGAAGCACTCGGCGTTCCTGTTGCAGTCGGCACACCGCCTGGACCGGTACCGTAACCTAAGCCCGAAGGAGTATAGGTATAGGCCGTGCAGGTCGATAGGTCCTCTACAGCTCCACCAAAGATATTGTAGCTCTGGAATTTAAAGTAGAGCGTCTTGTTGATGTATTGAGGCGGCAAGACATACTTGAAGATCGCATTATCCAGTCGAGCAAAGCTGGAACCGATAGCATGAAGTGGCGCAGTCGTCCCATACAGCGCACGGTAGAGTGCCGTCTGCAGTGTATAGTGTGAGGTCGAAGTGAAGAGTGCATCCTGATAGGAGATGAGCTCGCCGCCGATGTAGCTGAGAGTTGCATAGGTCGCAGCGTCACCCGCTGCAACGCTGATCAGCTCACCCAAGCTCATTGATAGATCGACACCGACAGTGTGCCCCGTGTCGGGATTGACGCCGGCATATGCAGCGAGTGCACTCGTTGTCTTACCCATGCGGGCGGGTTCGGTAATCTCACCAATCTCAGCGTAGGTCGCACCGTCCTGCGAAACCCAAACGAAGCATCCTCCCCAATTCGGATTTGCTGTCGTTCCGTCACCACCTGACACGGCAGCCCAAACCTCAGCATCCGAGGTGAGCAACGAAGTCGGCTCAATGAAGATCGGCGGATTGACCGGACCTGAAGCGACGCCCGTATCATTCCCTGTGGGAGTCTGATCGGGAACACCGAACCCGCTCGAGTCTGTGGATCCTACAAGAACCTGACTTGCTTCCATAGCGAAGTTGTTCTGATCGTCTTCCTCGATGCGATCCACTTGGACATCGATGATGCCGAGCACCGGATCGATGATAGTCAAGACGTCCATTGGCTCTACGAGTGAGAACGCTGGTCCCACAGTAAACTTGTAGGTGTTCCCGCCTCGATAGGCATTGCGCTGACCCATGAGGGCGACCATGCTTGTCGCCATGGCCATGTCGCAAACTTCATGAGCGTTGAAGACTGCGTCCTGACGCGAGCCGAACTGATCGACCAATGCCTGATCGACCCATTCCACAGGAACTGCATTGTATTCCTTGGCTCGGTTCAGTATCTCCATCTGCAGACGGTTCTTGCGATCCGTCGGGTTGATGCGAGTAATGATGATGGGATCGACGCCTTCACCGTCTTCACCGCCGCCGCTGATATAGTCCGCATCGGTCAGCGTGTAGATCGGAGCACTGACCGTATTAGGCGGAATGTAGGTGACCCCATTGCCCGTGATCGTTTCGAGGGCGTAAGGAACGAACTTGAGCAAGGCACCGTTCCAGATAACCGCGGTGTTGCAGATCTTGCCCCACCTGTCGAGAACGTCGATTGCCTGCTCCTGCGTTGTCAGCGCTGGGGACAGGCCGAAGCCCATCGCCTGGCAGTATGTCTGGAACGCGCTGTCGCCGGTCGTAGGCGCATCCGGTCCTGACAACAAGGAAGTCATATCGATCAACGTGCTGGGGAAGCCTGCGCCGCCGATAGGCAACGTCAGCAGGTCCTCGACGCATAGTGCCGGGTCAGCGTCACCGGCGCCGCCTACTTGCGTATTGTAGCGCAGGCACTTTGTCTCGAATGAGTGCTGTGGCAAGGACGCTGAATTGCCCAGGTCATAATTGGCTTTGTCAACGTGAACCGTGCCAGGATAAGACAACGCAGCCTCAGGGTGATTGGCTACGAGATATGCCCAGGGAGACTGAGGATCGGATCCGTCGAAGAACGTCAAGCCAAGTGACGCAAGGGTGGCATTCTTCTCGTTGTCGCGGAAAACTTTGATGATCCCGGCTGACGGTCCCTGACAGATCGCCATCTGAAGCGATGCAGAGTAGGTGTATTGAGCACCACCCTTACCGCCGCCGCCTTTGCCGGCAGCCTTCTGCTTGTGCGCCTTGAAGTCACCATACCACATCAGGTTAGGTGCAAGACGGGTTAAGCCCCAGCACAGCGGCAGGGGTAGATTGTTTGAGCTCGACTGAACCTGCAGCGAAGAATACTGCGGCTTGCTCTTCATTCGTGAACCAAAGAACAGACTCACGGCAGTAAACTCCTATGCGCGTAGCAGCGAAGCGGACGATCCTCTAGCATCGATCCCTTGGCAGACTGTTCCACCACGCATCCGTCATGGACATTAGCATGAAGGACGTTAGGCCAGTCAGTGACAAGAGCAGAATGACTGAAGGTTCGACCGAGTCTAATAACCACGACAGATGCTGGCGGTGCAATCCAACCGTCGCGCTTGGCGAAGGGCGCGTCGTTCCATTCCTCATCGATGCGGACAAGATACCTCTCCATAAAGCTGAGGTATCGTTCCTCAGAGCGATGCAGATGCCAATCCGGCGTATAGAAACCGGGATCGAAATCTTCGTTCACGCCACTCTCGACGAAAGCAGCGATGATGATCTGAGCGCAGTCGACTCCATGACCCTTGACCCGCGCCATATGGTGATAAGGCGTGAACAGCCAAGAGCGGCCTGCAGCGATGACGGCTTCAGCACTCACAGAGAAGTCTCCTCTGTGGGAACAAACGGATAGCCACGGAAGTTCTCCGTATTGCTCAATGCCGTGCATCGAGTGAAGCTGCGATCACATCCCTCATAGACAGCGAAGTCCTGTCCCGTGCTCGGCGTAACCTCGAGCGGATATGCGAGCAGGAGACTGACACCGGGAACAACCTCGCGGATCGTGCGAACGAGTGTAACGCCTGACACAGTCTCGATGTAGAGTGTGCCGAGTGCCATGACTGCCGTTGCGCCTGCCCATAGGATCTTGTTGTTCGTCGATCCCGCGCCGACGTTGCCGAGTGTCTGGAAGTCTGCACGATTGAGCTTGCAGCCCAAGTCGTAGATTGCATTACGGCAGGACGGCTGGAAGAGAGTCGTCGGCACATTGATGTTGAGCAGTCCGAGACTCGAGCGAGTCTTGAACTTCGCATAGGAACGACCAACCTCATCGAGGTCAGCGATCTGTCCCGAATACATGCGAGTGCCACCTGCCCAATCAGTCGGTGTATTGCCTTGACCCCAAGTCTGAGCGAAGTAGCGGTCACGCGTCAAGGATCCACCGTCGAAGCGTCCCCACAGCAGGGCGTTGGGAAGCGTCAGCCCTTGGAAGCGTTGATCGGGCGTGAAGTCGATCTGACATTCTTGTTCATCGACATCGACGCCGGCTTGACTAACAGTCTTGACTCCGCTGACCTTGATGCCTTTCGACGACCAGGTCTGCTTGACGCCCCCGCCAATCGGAGTGACGATGACGTCTTTCTGAGACGAGCAGCAACGGATCTTGTCGCCGTTCGGTGCAGTGATCGTGAAGCAATCCGTAAAGACGAATTGGCGAGAAGCGATGATCGCCTTCACCTCCGCTTCGGTATGCCCGGGCTCTGGCTGAACAGTCCTCACTGAATGACACTCCGGAAGTTAAGTTCCTGTAGCTCCCAGAGCTTATCCATGAACTTGTTGAACTCAATTTGATCGTCCTTGAACCGACAGACGAAGTAGTATTGGAAACTTGCTGTTGCGATTGCTCCATCCGCCGGTGCTGTGTCGAACGCGATCACGTTCGGAGCGGTGTAGGTGTAGTCGGCGGGATCGACCAAGTACTGATAGTGGAAGACGACCGTCGCTCCCTGCTGTGCAGCGTTGAACGTGTAGACGAGTCCGGCGACGCTATACTGCATCGCACCCGGCGCACCGACAACCTTGACGAGCGGCGTTCCCCCAATCGTGAGCACAGGCTCTACAGTCGGAGTGTGCGGGAGCGTGATCGTGTAGGGCCCGGGCATTGCGGGCACGTTATGATTTTCGTCGGTCTCCAACCAAATGTCGAGCGGCTGAGTATCATTGAGCTGTCCGACGGGTTCATAGAAACCGCCCATACCTCGCACGAGGTTAAAGTCGGGCGTGACACCATCGAACGTCTTCTGGAAGCCCGCAGTGACGATGTGGTCGTCAGGATCCTCGAACAGCCATGCTTTGAAGCGACCATTCATCTGCAGGAAGAAGCCCATGATCTGATGAAGATCCGTCTCTCCGACCGAGACCGGTCGATCAGGCAGATAGTCATAGGTGAGCGTATAATCCCACTTCGGGTTTTCCCAATAGGATGTCGCTGTCTCTTCGCCGCTGGTATGCTCGACAATCTTGTTGCTGAAGCCCGGACGCTTCTGCACATCGAAGGCAAGACCCTTCAGCACGGCAGTGTCGCCCGTCGCGGGATCGATGCCGGGGAATACGTCGGTCGCCATTACTTCCTCCAGGACTTCCATGAGTTCCTCGACGACACAAACACGCGTCCGCATGTTCGGGTAGCCGGATGGGTTGATTGATGCACCCGACAGATCTTCCTGCCAGAGTTGCCGAGCCCGCATGTTGGGGTAGTTACCAACAGCGGCTTCATCCCACAGCTGACGAGCCCGCATCGGCGCTGCGTTGAGCGCGACTGCCTCAAGCGCGATGATCCGCGCACGAAGGTTGGCGGTATAGCCTCCGACGGCTGTGGTTGTGAGAAGGCGGACATGGATAGCTGCCACGACATTAACCCGCTAGAACCTTCTGCCCGGCCTGAATAGCGTTCAGCTCGGCGGCGGTCCAGCCTACGCCGGTGTTCGGATTGAGTTCCCAAACATCGCGGTAGTAGTGATAGGTCTGTGCAAGGAAGTGGTCTGCTCCTTCGTATTCGGTTGCATGAGTCTTCATCACCAGATGAGACTTGAGCTGAGTGGAGTCGTCCTGACGATGTGCGCCCGTGAGCTGCACGGCTAGGATGTTCTGCGCCGTTACGTTCGGATCCATTGCATACAGATCATAGTGACCCATGACGGAGTCGTAGACATACTCGACCTCGGTGAGCTCAGGCTCATTGACGGCATCCCAGTTGGCCGCTGCGCCGAAGACGCTCATCTGAGTGACATCGCCGACGCCTACGGTCTTCTGCAGGTTGACGCGAACATTGCCCAGGTAGTCGGTATTGTTCAGGCCCGTATCATCGCTGATGTAGCGATCATCCCAACGAAGTTGGTTCGTATCGTCATTGAAGCTGAGTGAGCCGCTCCACCAAATGGAGTCCCATCCATATGCTTCGCCTAGCACAGGAGCAGTCGTGTTACCCGTAGGCCCGACATAAGAAATGACGGTCACCTTGTTGACCCGAACTTCCACAAGGCCTGAGCCGGGATATGCGATCTTGAACTTGCACTCGATGTAGTTCCACTCGTCGGCATGCCAAGACTTCGCCGCCGATGTAGCAACGAGTACCGGTCCTGCACCCGCATTCTGGCGATAGACCCGAATAACACCAAGTGTCTCGAATTGAAGGTAGAACTGAGTTCCAGCTCCACCTTCCGCATCGTTGATCCCGAACTGGAAACCCGATCCGCCGCCGGAAGGCCAGAAGATCGCTTGACCGATGATCGTCGTCTGAGTGGTCCAACGCTTACCGATTGCTTCCTGTGCTGTTTGGTTGAAGACCGATCCGGTGAAGCCCATTGCAAGGCCTTTACCGAAACGACCTGTGAAGGTCTGCAAGCCTGACGCGCCGTTATACCATCCGTCCGCTTCGGCCTGAACCTGCACACTGCCGGCACTCGGATAGTAGTCCCAACCGTCAATCCGATAAACAGCCATTACTTGCTTCCTCCAGATGCGCCGCCGACAAAGGCGCCGTCACGCTGTTGCTTCTTTAACCAACGCAACAGACGACCACCGTCGCGTCGAAGCAGTTGGTCCATATTCATTTCACGAGGTGCGGATCCATACTGTGGGCCATAGTGAAGATGAGTGTCACCACCATTGTTAGTCGTGCGGGACGACGCGCCGGCCGCAGCCGCAGAACCAAAGATGCCGCCGGATGATGGGCCTGAACGCATCTGCTGACGCAGCGGCTCCGCGGCCCAAGCTGGCAACACCATTTCCTTCTTGTGCAACATGGAGAGCTGGCCGTCGAACGGAACCTCAGCCTGACCGCCACGTGCTGACACCAACGCAGCGAACCCAAGCACTGCCGCGAGGGCGGCTGCAGCAGCGACAGGCGCAGCGACAGGACCGATGAACGGGATAACGACGGTCGACGAGAACGCGCCGGCTGCCGACGTTGCAGCGCGAGTGCCGATTTCTGCGACAGCGCCTGCTGCACCCACAGTGCCGCGAGTGGCCTCACCCGTTACCTTTGCGCCAGTCTGCACCGCTTCGGATGTGACCGATGCTCCAGTTTTTGCTGCCTGCTGGGCTACGTGAATTCCAACGGCAGCAGCGCCAATTCCTTCGCGGCTCGCGGTGCCCGCTGCAGTGATACCCGTCCGTGCAGACTCTCCCGCAGCAACTGCCGCAGTTTCCTGTGCCTGCTGAATGTGAACAAGACCAAGTCGAACGGCCTGCTTCGTCAACCAGTCGACAAGGACCTTCTCACCCATGTCCGCGAACTTGTAGACGATTTGATCGCCGAGATTGATGAGGCCTTGCCAGACCGTCATCGACCGTGTCCATAGTCCTTGGAAGGTGTTGTTCAGCGACTGACCCACAGTCTGGAACATGCCTCGCCATGTGTCCATTGACAGCTGAGCAGTCTGGATGTTCAGCGCTTGTGTCTGCGTTGCAGCCTGAGCCTGGATGCCGCGCATCTTCGCTTGATGCTCAGCTTCCATCACCTCGAGTTGATTGAGCAACTGCCGGCGAGCATCAGCGGTCAGGTTGTCAAGTGCGAGTTGATCCTCGACTGCCTGCTTCTTCAGGCCATAGATCGTATCCTCGAAGCGCATCTGATCCGTCGTCTCTTCGGCGAGGATCCGCTTCTTTTCTTGAAGTGCCTTGTGGTCACTGACAAGACCGTTCGTTGCTGCGAAGTCGGCAAGCTGACTCTGCTGCTGAATGGCCTGGTTCTGAACCTCGTTCTCGGCGTTCGCTCCTTGAGTTGCGATGTCGAGTTTCTTCTGGATCGTTTCCTGTGCGATCTTGACTTGTTCTTGCCCGATCCGGTACTCGAGGTCAAGTGTTTTCTTGTGCTCTTCCTGAGCTTGCTTCGACTGAGCGCCGTAGAATGCGGCGGTCTTTGCTTCAATCTCGTCCTGGATCTGCAGCTGAGCGTAGAGGTCGTCCTTATACAGCTCCTTCTTCGCTTCGAGCGTTTCGACCTCACCCTCGAGTGCTTCGCGTTGGCGCTTATGCTCAGCACTCTCGACCGCCTTGTCGTCAGCGATCAACTGATTGGCTAACTTCGATCCAGCCGGCTTACCGACGATGGACTGAGGAGCCTCGATGTGAACGTGGTCTTTGTGTTGGTTGACGTTCGCAGGAATATCGTAGGACGGTCCACCACCGAACGGTTGATAGACTTTCCCGTTCCACAGGATCCTGAAGCCGCGAGCCTGATAGGCAGCGACCATCTTATCCATCTGCATCTTCGCCGATGCGTTGGCAGCTTCCGTTCCAGCGCCAGGAATGTTAACATCAATGGCGAACTGAGCATGAGCTGTATTGCCCATTCCGGGGTGGTTAGCTGTAACACCGCCGAACTGGTTGTTCTCACCTACTGAGTAGCCGGCCTTCTGAAGCTCGCGACCCGCAACACCGATTGCCTGCTGCCGGGTGTGGAATGTTGCCTTTTCTTCTTCACGAGCAGCCGATGCTGCATCGCGGCGAGCTTGCGCCTCTTGCTCCTTGACGCGGTTATAGCGTTCGTTCTCCTGACGGCGCAGCAGCGCAGCACGATCAAAGTCAGCAAGTGTCTGTTGACTATTGCGATAGGCGTCAGTGATCGCCTGCAACCGCTTCTGGTGTTCCTTCTCCGAAGGCTCCTCGTCAGCAGTCTTCTTGAGCAGAGCGGTACGCGACTCCGTCAGTGCATCGGTCGACGTCTTGAGCAGAACCTGCTCGCGACTAAGCTCACGTTGCGCTAGAACAAGACGACCATACTGAACGCCGAGCATAGCGAGCTGTGCAGCTTGAGGCGCAAGATTGTAGACCGTGTTCTTACCGGCCCGCATATCGTCATATTCTTGCTGAAGCTGATTTACCTTCGCCTGTGCCTGAGCAACTTGAGCGGTCGCCTGTGCCTGCGTCGTTGCGTTCAGGTTGTTAGTATTCTCGAGGTTCTGCAAATCCTCGTTGTTCGACTGACGCTGCTGCTCGACATAATCCTCGAGCGCCTTGGTCAGATCCTTGACCGTTGCAGTGCGACGAGACTCGGCATCGTTTAGATCAAGGGTTTTCTTCTTGCCGTCATCGAGGCTTTCCCACAGGTAGCCGAGAACCATCGTGAACCCGATGATCGCCGCACCCCAAGGACCCGCGAAGAATGCAGCGACACGACCGACGGTGCCGCCCATGGTCGACATTGCCGCAGCGGTCTGACCTCCCTGCTGTGCAAGGATCACGAGCGGATTGATACCGGATGCCCAAGACGCGACCACGTCCTGCATCTGATAACCGATCTGGACGTTCAGATTGTTCATCCGCCCCATCGTGCGGACGTTGACATCCATCTGTGCCTTGGCCTGCTTCAAGACCGCAGTGTATTCAGCCTGACTGAGCTTCTCGGCATCGAGCAGCTTCTTCGCCGTCTGCACAGTTTGATTATAGCGCATCTGCGCAGCATAGGCGGGATCAATCGATGCGCGAAGCTGTTGTGCCGCCTGCGCTTCTGCAGCAGCAGCCTTTGCTGCATCAGCTTCAGCCTTCGCAGCTTCACGAGCAGCGGCCGCAGCCATGCGTTCGGCCTGCGCCTTTTCTTGCGCTGCCGTCTTTGCAGCCTGAGCTGCATCACGAGCCGCCTGCTTCTGCTGCTGACGAATTGCCTTCTCTTGCGCGGCAGCTTCCTGCATCGCTGCACGTTCGTCGGCTGCCTGCTGACGTTTCGCTGCGGTTATAGCAGCGGCGGCTTCCTTTGCTGCGGCTTTTTCCTGCGCAGCGGCCTCACGTTCTGCGGCTGCCTTCTGTTGGGCTGCGGCCTTGGCCTCCTGTGCAGCTTGACGGATCGCCGCACGTTCCTCGGCTCGAGCAGCCGCCTGAGCAGCCGCAGCTTCCTTCGCCGCCGCACGTTCAGCAGCGGCCTTCTCCATTGCCGCCGCACGAACTGCCGCCGCTGCTGCGCGAGCATCGGATGCTTCCTGTGCCTTCCGAGCCTTTGCCTCCGACGCAGCTGCACGACCGGCAGCACTGTTCCGCATGAGCGCAGCGGACTCTTCGTCGAGCAGTTGCTTTGCAGCACGGATGGTCGCATTGTATTCCTTGCGATCCATTTCTCCTGCCTTGAGCAGAAGCTTGGCATCCTGCAGCAACTTGTTGTAGCGTTCCTGTGCAGCGAAGGTCGGATCGATTGCCGCCTTGATCCGCTTGAACGCCTGCTCGAGCTGTTTGGCCTCGTCCGTGACCGAACTGACAGCCGCCTTCGACCGGCGACTGCCAGACTCAACACCGGACGGGTTCATCCCGATGTTGATATTAAGATCGTTGTTTTCGTCAGCCATTAGTGGAACATCCCGCCAGGTCCAGCCATTTTCAACAACTCATTCAAGTCGTCGCCTCGGTGACCTTCCTTAGCAGGTTTTCCTTGTGACGACCTTTTCTTCTTCGGTTTAATCAAACCCAAATAAGCTGCGGCGGAAACATAGACCGGTGGACCATTCTCAGCCCAGAACTCAACCATCTTGTAATAGCGTGGAAGAGTCCACCGATGTCTTACGAGTTCCCAGTCTCCCCCGCAGTAGCCGGCGGCGACGAGTTCGGCGGTGAGGTCGGAGCAGTCTCCAGTGAAAGGCTCGATTGTGCCTCCCCCGCCGGTCCCGGCGCCAAGGCTTCCCCCGATATGGGTTCCAGCCCGGCCTCCTGATTGATAATGTCCACAGACTTGCGGATGCCTTCAATCTCCTTCGCCAGGATCTTCTTCTTGAGGAAGATGACGATCCGGTCGAAGGTCTGATCCTCGCCGAGCATTTCGTCTTCGGCGATGTTGAACTTCGTCTTGTCGAAGTGAGGCGCCTCAAGCAAGCCCGCGGCGATAATGGAGATACCCGCGGATACGCCCTTCATGGGATCCGTGGTCATCATAGCTTCTTCGACGAACGGCCATGCGCGTTCGAGAGCAGCAAAGTTCATTTCGGGCACTTCGTATTCAGCGCCGCCTACAGTCACGGTAGCCATTCGGTTGTCCCTCCATCTGGCTGATTTAGAAATAGGCGACGCCGGGCAAGGGGATTACCCGACGCCGCCCACTACGGAAGCCCACCCCCCGTAGATCGTTAGTTTCCGCCGCCGGCAATCGAGGTGGTCGTGATCCGAGCAACGCGGTTCGCTGCATCGGCCATCGACTGACCCGACAGTTCGGCGATGAGATAGTCGTCCTGCTTGAGCGGCAGAGACAGCTTGTCCGCAACGTTGCTGTAGAGCAACAGAGTGAACGTGCTGCCGTCATAGATCTGCGAAAGCACAAGTTGGAACTTCGGCGTGTTGCCCATGAGCTGGTTGCTGATGTCGAGCGATCCGCCCGTCGCAGCATCTTCCCACAGGTAGTTAATGAGCACGTTGGTCGAAGCGTCCGCGGCGTTGAAGGTATAGACACCAGCGGTGCTGACCGTATACTCACCCGCGGCAGGAGCCGAAGCAACCTGCTTGAACGGAGTCGCATCGGCCGCCTTGTAGACACCGAGGTCCATGACGAAGTCGGCGCCGTGGGTAACGGTGATCGTGTAGGTCGTCATAGCCGGAACAGCTCCCGGCTCATTGATAACCTGGATCAGCTGATTGCCGGTGTCGACCGTCTCGCCGAAGAAGATCTGGTTGAACGCCTCGACATCGATGTTACCCGTCGAAGCCTTCCACTCGATCTTGGTCTTGCCGCGAGCAGTGTCCAGCGCATACTGGTACTGACCGAAGAGCTGCTTGATGTCGCCGGAGAAGTCGACCGACACATCCTGCAGTGCGCCGAAGCGCAGTGGGGCACCTCCACCAACCGGGGTCGCAAAGAGCTGCCCGGTGCCGAAGACAAATTGACTCATCTTTCAAGCTCCTTACCTAAATAACCCAACCGAACAATTCGGCTTTCACAGATTTGGAGGCTGTCCCCCGCACCCGGGCCCGTGAAACTCATTATGGCACCAACAGTTTAATGGGAACAACAATCATCCCCTGATCGTCGATGTCCCCGGGGTCTTTGAAGATACGACCGCTGATGAAGCAGTGGTATACTAGACCACCCAATGTGTTGCGCTTGTCATGGTAGCCCGGATCAGCCGGCAATGGTGCCAGTGCTTTCCTGATGCCACCAAGGATAAGGTTGTTCTCGATTGTGCCCTTGGCTTTCTTGTCTTTACCAACACACTGGAACACGATCCAGTTGGCAGTGATGGTCGCCTTGTAGGGCAAGTTCGATACCTGCACCTCGTCAGTGCCCCACTCAGCCTGGAAGCATGCTGGCTGTTGATCGCTCGGAACATCAGCGAAGAGGCGAACGCGCCGGTCAGTCGTGACGAACTGCCGGGGAGTGCTCGGATCATCGCCTGCGCGTAACCAGGTGACCGCTGCGACACGCTCGAAGAGCTTCGCGAGGATTGCTTCTTCGTCGATCATGCCGAGCGCCTCATGTGAGCACGAATACCATCAAGAACAGCCTTCTTCGTGCCACGAGCAATCTCAGGGCCACGTTCGCGGAAAGCATCCTTCATGAAATGGTGGGCTGGGATGTGTCCGCCGGGATGCGAAACACGAGTGGCGAAAACCTTCTTGCCCTCATATCCATAGAACGCGAGCACTCGGTGCTTATTCGGGTAGATCATGTGCGCGGGTGTCTGACCACCCTCTTCCTGTGGGCGAGCATATGCCACACCACGAATGAAGACGCGAGCAAGGATCATCTTGCCCGTTACCTTGACCTCATGACCAAGACCGCGAAGTAGCTTGCCGGATTTCTGCTTCAAGCGTGACTGGATGTTGTCCGCAACGTCACTCTCGAGCTCTTCCGCCCAATCCTGTGCCTTCTCCAGCAAAAGTGCCCGAACAACGTCGGGCAGCTGATCCATATTCCTTAGGAGGTTGGACTCACCCAGGATGTTGAGATAGAGGAAGTCATCCGCCGCCATGTTAGAACGGTACCACGTTCATGTAGGGTTGCAGCGTCGACTTGATGGAGTCACCCATATCCTTCTGTGAGAAGGTAACGGTCTCTTGTCCACCAAGTGTCTTCGAAATGATGCCGATCCGATCTTTCCGCTTATACCATTCACCGATCAGTTCGCAAACCGAAAAGGAGACATCAAACGGAACATAGTCATAAGTGATAACGGCTTCCTTACCGGTATCTGCATCGGCAAAGGTATAAAGACCCGAGATATCCACGGAGTACTGACCGGTTGTCGGGCCAGAGTCAACCTTGACTGCATCAACCCCATCAATCGTCACATCTTCGTCGGCGATCCACTGTCCGCCTTCCGTCGGTGCGATCTGGAAAGGAGTTCCAGGAATGTTTCCTGTCTGCGAAGTGCGGAAGCCGGCGGTGTAAATCACCTGCGACGGGGCTCCCTGCCAAAAATTGTAGCCGTATAGATCAAGACTCTGATTGCCGAAGCGAGGATCACCCAGGACATAGCCTGAATTAGGTAGGCCATAGCTACCAAGTGTGGAAGCACCGATAGCGGATCCAGCAACTCCCACAGAGGTGATGGAGACTACGGGCCAAAAAGGAAGTAGGATCGAGGATTTACCATTGCCTCGAAAGTTCATGGTGTATTGGATTGGCCGGAAGCTATCCCTACCAATCCAATTGAGAACGAATTGAGAGGCCGACAAGATCAAGCGGTCGAGAAAGCTGTCGCTGTTCCCGTCCGTAATGCCAAGGTAATCCTTGACAGCCGCTAATGTCGTCAGCCTCTCATTCATGGCTTATTCCTCGTTGATGCCGGCGGCTTCACGGGCGAGACGCTTCAGCTTCTTCATGCCCATGCTGTTGTCGGCTTCACCGCCGCGCTCTTCGATGAACTCAACGAGCTCGTCCTTGTCGTCGCAGCCCTCGATGAACTCGTCGGCGTCTTTGCCGTCCTCGATGACATCGGTGAACCCGTGACGCCGCAGCGTCTCGATATGGTTCTCCTGTGCGACCGTGATGACCCCGTTCTTGGGAACGTCATAGGAGTGACCCTCGATGTTCGCTGAGGTCGTGCCCTTCGGGGCCTGCATCTTCACTTTGCTCATTTCAAATTGTCCCATCTTGCGCCAAAGAAAGGAAATAGATCGGGAGGCATCTGGCGCGACACCTCCCGATCCTTACGACCCGTTAGGCGCCGATGTTGCAGATCAAGCCCATCGACGGCGGGAAGTAATGCTGCAGAACCTCGTCGGCATAGACGCCATACTCGTACTTACGAGTGCGGAGCGGCCATTCGATCTGGTAGTACTCCTGACGAGTACGGATCTGCATGACGTTCCCGACGCCGGAGACCGGATACGGGATGCTGTTCGAGGTGAACAACACCATGCCCTGCGGCATGTTCGGATGGATCCGAACCTTCACGACGTTGGCGCCGGCCATCGAGAAGCGGTTCAGGTAGGTTGCGACCATGACGCCGCCGACCATCATTCCCTGCTCCATGTTGACCACGATGCGGTAAGCACCGTTCGCATTGCCGGCCAGGATCTTCTGGCTGATCAGCAACGCGAGGTCCGACGAGACCCAGATCGTGTCCGGGGTCAACTTGTAGTTGTCCCAGAACGACTTGAGAGCCGCATCGATTTCGACGATGCCGCCTGCCCCGTCCGCGGTGATTGATGCACCGTCGAGCGAACGATAGTAGCTGTTGCTACCCGGCTGAGCAATCTGCGTCAGCAGTCCGTCGAAGACGAGGTTGTTGCGGCTGTTGTCGGCCGTGACGGTCGAAGCAGCCTGCGTTCCCGCACCTGCATCGGTCGTCAGCGTCGCAACGTTCACCGTGGTGATCGCGCCCAAAGTCGCGGTACCGGCGGCAGCGCCCCAGAACCACGCATAGGCAACGGCACCCTTGACGGCAGCAACCGTCGCGGTGATCGAGCCGGTCGTTCCCGTGGTTGCCACAGAAGCGTCGACCGAGACATTCGCCGATCCGCCGCCGAAGGTGTCCGTCGAACTGTCTGCGTTGGTCCGGGTGACCGAAGTCGGGATACCGGCAACGACAGACGAGTTGATGTAGCCTTCGAGCGTCAGAGCGACGACCCGAACGTGCTTCGTGGTTGCGGTCATGGTGCCGCCCGTCGCATTCGCCGTGAGCGAAGGCGTGGGGGTGACGCCGAGAGCCAGCGTACCGTTGCCACCGAGGATCAGAATTTCCTCGGCGAGCATGAGAGCCTGAAGGCCAACCTTCGCTGCAAGAGCGCGGATGTCTTCGAAGCCCTGACCGGCATACTGCGCCTCGAAGTCCACGTTGTCTTCGATGCCGATGCCCTTGTAGGCAGCCGCATAGTCGGCAACGCTGACAGCCATGACGGCGCCGCGGTTACCACCCGAGACACCAACGCGGATGCCCGAGGTGTTGATGCCCGTAACGGCCTTCCAGTTCGCCTGGATACCGCCCCGTCCGCTGACCCGCGGAATTTCGTTCCGCAGAGGCGTGAGGATCGGATAGAGCATCTTCGCGCCGGCCTCGAGGTCATAGAACGTCAGGCCGGTCGTGGCCGAACCCGACTGCGAGAACGTCGACTTGAGAAGGTCGCTGTTTTCGCCCGTCAGGATCGGTGAGGTTGCAAGTGCCTTCATGAGGGCTTCCATGGAAGTCCCTGCAGCGAGGCCCAGTTGGGTAGGAAGCGTATCCATACTAACTCCAATCTATTTGTGCTTCTTTGGTTGATGAAACCTTACCGTCCCCGGCAAGGGTGAAGTTGGCTCCCGTCCCCGGTCGCCTCGTTGCTCCGTTACGATCCGTTATTGGTGCTCGGAAGACCAATGCGGATCGGGTTCTGGTGAGACAGCTTGATGAGCTTCGTCGCAAGGGCATCAGCGCCTTCCGTCTTCAGCATATCATTCAAGACTGCAATGCGTTCCTCTTCGGTGTTGGCCGTCTTCCCGAAGAACGAGTTGTCACCCGGCTTAAGGGCGACATTCTTCGGTGCCCGAGGTAGCGGCGTATTCTCGACCGTCTCGACGCGCTTGGTGAGCGTCTCCACAGCAGCGACCGCATCCTCGGCGACCTTCTTGAGGTCCTTGTTCTCGGCCTCGAGTGCGTCGAAGCGCTTCTTGAGTCCGGGCGTCATCGCATCCTCGGGCTCGTCGTCGCCTTCATCGCTCATCCCGTAGGCCTTGGCCAACGTCTCGCGAGTTTCGCGGCTCGGATCCTTCAGCTCGGTGATGATCGAGCAGACGTCCTTCGCCAGGCCGTTCTCAGGATCGGTCTGCACGGCGTTGTAGTAATAGTCGTAGTAACCGACGATCACTTCATCGTCCATGCCGGCGAGCAGCTCCTGCACCTGTTCGGTTGCGTAGGTGATGAACGACTTGCCGAGCGACTTCACCGCATCGATCAGTTCCTGCGACACTGTGGAGTCCGAACCATCGTCGCCTTCTCGAACGCCCTCGGCCTTGATGGACTTCGACAGCGAAGCCATGTCGGACAGAACGTTCGAGAAACGGTTGATGGTATACATGCCCTTCTCGAGCTTCGGTTCACCATTGTCGGCGAACGGAGTCGAGAGTGCGTTGAACACCTTGGAGAGACGCTCGAAGTCTTCCGTCACCGGGATGACCTCCTCGGCTTCCTCGGGGTTCGTTGCCTTGGCAAGACGTTCACGGAGTTGTTCCGCTTCGGTCTTCGGCGCCGCAGCCTTCTGCAGTTCCTCCTCGTGGGCAACAGCCTCGTCCTTCTTCTCGAAGGTCTGACCATCACTGGCGGTCCACACCTGCTTCACGCCGGCAGGTGTAACCTTCTCGACATTATCACCGGTGGCATTCTCGTCGGTGGACGAGTCATCGTCGCCTTCACTTGACGCACCTTCTTGCGCCGGCGGATCGACTTCACCCGTTGCATCATTCGTTCGCGCCTCCTGCTGCTGACCAACCGCGGCGTTGAGTGCCGAGGTCTTCATCAGATCTTCACGAGCGGCATCGATGTGATCCTGCCAGGTCGAGCCGTCATTGGCGGCCTTGGCAAGTTCACCAGCCTTCTCGGCGATTGCAGTTGCGGTCGGCTCACCGGCCACAGGCAGCTTGTGATCGTCGGCGACAGTCTTCTCGACCTTCGCCTCGGGACCATCCGATCCTTCGCCACCGGTATCGGTGTCTTCGGGCGGATCGATGGTAGCGACCGCATCGGTGAAGGCATGCTCTTCGACCGAACCGTCGGCCTTCACGAGTGCGAAGGTTGCCGACTTGACGCAGGGGTTGTCGACCAGGCTGACCTCGTTGGGAACGGCCGTGAACTTGGTGATCGTCTCACCGTCCACAGTCTCCTTCCACTTCTTGCCGTACTTGCCGCCGACGCTGAAGCCGGTATAGCAGCCTTCGACCACCTTGTTCCACTCGGCGTCGTCGACCACCTTGGCGCAGACCTCGATCGACTGGTCGGCATCGTCATAGCTGATGTCAGTCAGCTTGCCGGCCACAGACAGACCGTGCATGACGCGAAGGTTACCCTTCGAGAGACCGCCGGAACCTTGTTCGATCTGAGACGACCAAGACTCGAAGTTCGGCTTGGACGTTTCATAGTCCATCATTTCGCCGGACTGATCGACTTCCTGAGCCGTGATCTTGCCGAAGACGAGGCGCTGTTCCTCGTCCACCTTCATCAGCGGGACGAACACCCGCGCCTTCTTCGTACCACTCATGAGCGCTGCTCCTCTTCGATTTCACGTAAGAACTTAGCCAAACCCTCCTCATCGCCTGCCTCGATGAACGCAGCGAGCTTCTGGGCAAGTTTGCCCTTGTCGCCTTGATCTTCAGGCAGGTTATCAGGTCCAGGGCCTGGCTGTGCCGCTGGATCGTTCGCATTTGGGTCGCTCGGATTGGCGCCTTGTGCAGTCGCATCCAGCAGAAGCGGAGCAAGACCGTTGGACGTCATGAACATTGGCTTGTCGAAGGCCGGGTCATCATATGGATCTTTACCCTGAGAAATGCGCCCTTCATTAAGGGTCGATAGACCGCACTTGACATCGGCCTCGGTGATCTGCTGACGCTTGACCGGATCGAGCTCGTCATCGCCGCGCCACATCAGCTCGAAGTCTTCTGCGTCGAAATCTTCTGCGAGGACATCATCCACGATGCCCTTGATGAAGTTCTTGAGTGGCTCGAGACCGGTTGCAGACGCTTCGTTCGAGGCGACTTCGCTCGTCGCCCGGTTCATCATTTTAATGAAGGGTTGCGGGTTGATGCTGAAAGCGAAGCAGCAGACACGAGCAAGCCAATCCTCGGCGGACCCGAACAACTCGGTCTCCTGCGTCGGGATGTAGGTCTTTCCCACAGCTGAAGGAACGAAGCGAGCCTTGCGACGCTCGGCAAGGTTGCCGGCGTTGATCCCGTCGAACCATTCTTGGAACGTGCGGATCTGATCGGGCGTCCACTGTTCCGGCACACCGATGAGTGAGGCCGGCATGTTGCCTTCGGTGAAGAAGTTCAGCTGATAGACTTGACGACGAAGAGCAATGTTAATCGTCATCATGATCTGCTCGACCGGCGAGTAACCGTAGATCTTGTGGATCCGCAGGTTACGCGGGCGGAACATAATCTCGTCTTTGGTATAGTTGACCGCCGGCATGCCTTTCAGTATTTGCTGATAGGCGGTGTCGAGCGGATCCTCCGGAGTGCGGCCCCAATCGTCAAGAACGCGGCGCATCGTCGCACCATCGATCTGATCGAGCGCGACTAGCTGACCGCCGCGGGTGCGACGGCGATGAAGCGTGAGCGCGTCCACGACAAATACGTCTTCAAGGATCATCCGGAGCCACTGGTTCCAGTGGTGTTCACCGTCCGGCTTCATGAAGAACTTGGTGAGGTCCTTGATGCGGTTCCGCTTCTGCGAGGTCAGCTTGTCTTTCGGGTCTTTGAGTTGAATGACCCAACGAAGCCGTTCCATCTGATCCTTGCGGGTCTCGATGATGAGGCGCAGAAGATCGTAGCTGTCGGCGAAGGCGCGAAGCGTCTCGTAAGTGACCGGTGATGCTGGACGCTGAGTGGTGAGGAGATTGACGTTACTTGGAAAGTCGAACGCACGGCCCTTGACTTCTTCGGGAGCCTGTGGCGCCATTGGCTGGCCGGGACCAAACCACTGTGCGCCTTGTCCCTGAGCCCCCATTTGGTAGCCGAAGGAGTAGTAGCCAGGGTTGATCGCGACTTCGCGGCCTCCTCCTGCAGCTGCACGTTGACTTGTCATTTGGTAGTAGTTCCCCGCGGCAAAACGCCTCACCAATGGCTATATTTATACTGGCAGGTTGGTTAAGAGACGGTTACCGGGGATCAAGGTGCCACTTTAGCATCAGTGAAGTTGCGCTTAAAGCCAGCTGACTGCAGGGGAGCAACGTCCTCCTCCTTCACATGGAAGAGCCCCTCGCCGTCGATGCGATACTCAATGCCACTCATGCCATATGCCACTAGTGGTGTATTCACTGGCGGTGGCAACATCGGCACCGTCGAAGCGGATGAGAGGTCATAGGTTTCTTGACCAGAAAGCCGCTTCTTGATCGCCTCGTTCTCCTGGCGATAGTAATCCATGAGGCCTTCATGTGCAATCGAACCAACCAGCAATTCAGTGAAGCCCCACACCAAGGCGTCCATCCGGTCCGGCGAATAACCCATATTTCCGGCCTCGGTATACTCGCACAGTTGATCCTCAAGTTCGGGGAAGTAACCAACGTGGTGAACCTTGTGCTGTTCATAGAGCTGAGACACTGGCTCGGCACGAACGATTTTGCCTCGAGTTGCGTGAACAGCCTTCATAGGAACAAAGTCAGCTGTGCGGTGACCTTCTTCCTTCAGAGACTTACCGGCCTGACGAAGAACAGCGGCAACCATCTCACCGCCCTGATTGGCCTCATAGACAATTTGATCAGCCGCCCAGTCGTCATACGCCTGCACTGCAACGCGGCCCCACTCTTCCGGGGTACCATGGAATGATAGATCCTCGAGTAGGTAACCGTGACCCTCTTGAGTCTTGCCCACAACGACGATACCGGTCTCTGCATATGCAGTCGCCTTATACTCATCGCTCTGCTTCTTGTTTTCCGAGCGCTTCTGTTGAACCTCCTTCGCTGGATCGACTGCGACCAGGACACGAACGAAGTGCGGCAGAACGACGGGAGTGACACTATCGATGGGAGTGATGCGGTCATCATCGATCATAGTCCGGTTCCACAGGGCACCGGGCACATCATCGAGAATTTCCGCGTTCAACTCCTGTCGACCGATCCGAGTTCCTTGGTACTTATCAACCACCGCTTTACGGAACGGCGGTGCAAGATTGACCAGGTTCTCCATCGTCGAGCCCTTCGTGAGGGCTGTATCACTCCGGAGGATGATGTCTTTTAGAAGCCTAAGCGGTCGAGGCGTTGTAGTAACGATCTGCTTGGGATGGTCGCCAAGACGGAGTCCGAACTGAAGGTTATCCCACGCCTCCTGGGCGTATCTCCACTTGCAAAGCTCGTCGCACCAGGCACCGTCGAATTGGGGACCACGAAGCGAGTCAAAATCCTCTGCGGAGAAAAGGGTAGCAATAGCGCCATTTGGCCAGACGAGGCGTCGCTTAGAAGGGAAGTACTCAGGACGGAAATCCCGCGGAGAACAGGCAAGGATCCCTGACTCACCTTCCACCATAACGTCTCGCGCATCAGCGGAGTCCTCAGCAACCAATGCAATTCTTCGACAGGTCCCTTCGCGAACCCACTTAATAACTGTCTCTGCTCCGCATCGAGTCTTTCCGAAACCGCGACCTGCCAGAATAAGCCATGTGACCCAATGTTCGCCATTTGGGAGAACCGCGTCGGGCTCAAGTTGATTGGGCCGCGCCCAAAGTTCCCAGGTGTGGAGGAGTTCATCGGCTTCTTCATCCGTTAAGTTTTCGGAAAGCTTCGCAAGGTCGATAGTCTTGAGGTGGTGACTACGAAGCAGCTTTCCGTCGATTACCTTGTTCAGCTGCTCGCCGCTTTCGTCCCCGCTCATGAAGATTGCCGGGTTCGGGCGGCGGGAGGAGCTTGACGGCCTTGGGGGCTTCCGCCTCAAGTACTTCAGACTTTTCTTCACCGCCGCCTGTGGGAACTGCCCCTTCAGCCTGGAGCCGCGCAATCTTATTGAGCAATCTCGCTCGGGCGCCCGTAACATCAATTCCTCCGCTCAGCTCAAGCTTGTTCGCCCTGTCAAACTTGTCGGGACGTCGAGCCTTGAGAATGGCCAACATAAGTGGATCGGATTTCTTCAGAGCACGTTCTGTTGCAACGTCCTCGATGAAGTCGGTGCCGTCTTCGATTGCTTCGTCCCAGTCAGCAGCGAAGTTAGCATCGTCGGCTCGCCAACGCTTCATGATTGAAGTCGTCGCTCCGGCGGCCATCGCTGCTTTCGAGATTGAGTCACCCGCGGCTAGGCAATCAAGGAAGATCTTCCTGGATCTGAAGGTGCGGACGAAACGAGACATGGACGGTTGATCTTTCGACGCGTTGAAGATATTATGTAGTCATTCCCCATCGAGGAGTGATACATGGCACGAACAAGAAAATCCCATGAGAGTGGTAAAGAGGAAGTGAAGTCCTCAGGTGCGAAGCTAAAGCCCGCATACGCCGCTAATGGTCGTGATCCTTTCGTAGTGTATGCTGACCTGCAGCGAGAAGGTGATCCTTATGCGCGAGTGCTCGTGCTAAAGTTCGCGGCCGAGTATGCAGCACAACACTTTATCTCAACCCTTATTCACAACGATGGTTTCGAGTGGATCGATCCCATCGGCAAGCGTAAGTGCATCAAGACCACAGGTGGTGTCCGGATCAGCATGTTCGGTGACGACCTGCAGAAGATCCTCGACTATAAATGCTCGGAGGCCGAGAAGGTTTGGCAGGATGAGCAGATGAAGCAACAGGTGCTGCGCTTCAAGTACGGCACTCATGAGGCGGCGAAGAAAGATGATAACGAGGAACGCACAGACGGAACCAATGAGACGCTTGGTGACGGTGCAACCAAGAGCAAGTCTAAGCGAGGAGCAGCTCGAACTCCTAAGGAACCTAAAGCAAAGGTTGATAAATCAGGCTTCATCTCAGCAATCGACATCGCCAAGGAACTTAAGCTCGAAGGACGCGAAGTCCGAGTAGCGCTCAGAGCATCGGGACTGAAGAAGCCCGACATCGGCTGGATGTGGCCTAAGGACAGCAAAGAGTTGAAGGAGGCTCGCAAGCTGATCGAGGCCAACCTGAAGAAGAAAGCCAAGAAGTGACCAAGCAAGAAGCCTATGAGATTGTCAACCGGGGATATGGTAAGGGTTATGTCGTCAAGGTTCTTGAGGTCATCGAGCGCAAAGGTCTCACCCTCATTCGGTATAAGGTCACCGCTGACCGAGACGGCTTTGTCGAATATCGCGTTAAGGGGTGGGGATCTGCAATGTCCGGATGGGACTATCCGTATCGTCGCAGATGGTAACAAAAAGGCCGGCGACCGGGGGCATGGTCACCGACCTTTCCGTGTCCCTCCAGGGGTGAAGGGACTACTAGACGCGAGTACCGGACTTCGACGAGTTGTCCGTGCCGACAGAGTCGACGAAACCGGCCGCATCTTCCTGGACACCGTTCATCGCGGCATCATAGGAGCCCGGAGGGGCATAAGCGACGCGACCATGATCGTTGCGAACGACGCCAGCCGGATCGGGCCCGACCGCAGCACCCGGAACGATGTTCTCGCCGGCGTCATCGGCAACAGCCGTATCGGCCTGCGTCGAAGGATCCGTCACATCCTTGACCGGCAATTCGGTCGAAGCGACGTGGCGATCTTCGGTTTCCGACGCAGACTCGGTCAGAGTTGCGTTCGGCTCATTCGGGTTGCGCGGGTCGTCCTGGATCGGACCACCGTCAGCCGACGTCTTGGAGGCGTTGTCGATTTCCTCCTTGCTCGGATTGTCCTTGTCGACCGACGACAAGTTCTGCTTGCCGGCACCGACGTTATCACCACTGAAAGTACTCATATCATTCCTCCTCGGATCGATCCCTCAAATGCCACAACGCTCGTCAGCGTAAATGGTTCCACCATCGTATCATTCACCAGGAGTGCCGTCAATGGCTAAAGAGAAACGGGATAAGCCGCCACCCGGTGGCTGGATGGGGCCACCTCGAACAACGGGCCTCAAAGGACTTCGTGAAGCAGTTGCATCAAAGAAAGGAAAATGGATATGGAAGGACATACCACAAACGAGGAAGGATCGCGAGCTCCGGAAGGAGTGGGAGCGGCGCATGTCCAAAGCGGATGCGAAAGGCCGATGGCACTTTCCATGGCCTCCGAAGGATTTGCGAAGATAGTTGCCGACAGTATAAGCCCACAGGGCATCCGGATCACGACGTTCCATCTTCGCTACTGGCGAGCTATCCATGCTGAGCTCATGACGCATCGGGTCTTTAGTCGTAACGCTCGATCAAGTCGGGCTGTGCCTTCAAGGATCCTGTTGACCGAACCCATCTTCATCCCCGTGTTCGGCATGAACAAGCCGGGCATGCAATCGGACATCGTTGCACCTGACGACTTGCAGATGAAGTGGCGCAACGAGTGGCAAGACCTTGCGGCTATCTGTCGCGAGTACGTCGAGCGGTGGTCTAACGAGGGGATGCACAAGCAACACGCCAATCGTCCACTGGAATGGTTCGGCTGGATTGATGTTCTGGTGACTGCAACCTACTGGGAGAATTTCTGGACATTACGGATTAGTGAGTATGCTCAACCGGAGTTCGATGAGCTTGCTCGGTCAATGAAGTATGCCATGACACAGTCAACTCCTGTGCTTCTGCAGCCCGGCGAGTGGCATCTGCCTTACGTTGACCAGGACGAGATTGCAGAACTTATCCGTAGTGCATGGGACGATGGTGAGGAAACTCGGCGAGCATGCTCTGGAGTAAGTCTCTTTGATTGGTATGCCAAGTCCGATGCACTCATGCTTTCCACAGCTCGGTGTGCGAGATTGTCCTATAAACCGTTCGACGGTCAAGCGGATCATCAGGCTGAGCGGGCACGTTATGAGAAGTTGGTTATCAGCAGTCCCGTTCACGCATCGCCTGCTGAGCATCAGGCAACTCCTGATGAACTGATCGGCGGTGACTTCAAGACATGGCGTCGGCCTGAGCTTCATGGAAACTTCACTGGTTGGATCCAGCACCGCAAGACGATCCCGAGTGAAGCAATCATGGAAGACTTTGTTCCCGGACTACTCGCATGATTTCTGAAGCCGGTATCAGTTCCGACAAGAAGTACCGGTGGTGGTTGTTCAGGTGTTGGGCGGCGCATCTGCCGCTCATCATCTGGATCATGATGAACCCATCGACCGCCGATCACCAGAAGAATGATCCCACGATCCTAAAGATCATTCGCTACTCGAAGAAGTGGGGTTACGGCGCGGTACTCGTCTTGAATATCTACGCGTTCAGGTCATCGAGACCAGAAAACCTTCCACAGGTGATGAAGGATGCTGTGGGCAAGGCGAATGATTGGTGGATCCGCACGATCTTCATGTTTGCGGTGCGGAAGAAGATCCCCGTCGTCTGCGCGTGGGGAGTAAAACATAAGGAACGCGGGGCCCAGATAAGGGTTGTAGCAGACGAAGCTGGCCTGCAACTGATGTGTTTGGAGCTCGCTCTAAACGCCGAACCCAAGCACCCGCGGTTCCTGTCGGAAGATTTGCGCCCCCGACCTCTTCAGTCTAAGCGACGCTAGAACCATTGTCAACCTTTTTTACCAAGACCGAGGTTCAGCATGACTTTAATCTCAAGCATACAGCCAAAGATCTGTCGCTGAACCTCGGTGTTTTCTCGGATGGCTTCTGTGAGCAAGGTCATGCTCATGTTGTCCATCAAGGTAGCGCCGGCGATGTGAAGTTGGTCGGTCTTCTTCTCGTGCAGTCGTTTGAACCCCTTGCGAAAGCCAAAGGCCGTCGCTACGGCCGTCACCACAAATGTAGCAACGGCCCCGGCGACTACGTTCCAGTCGACATTAGCGCCCTGTAAGGCTGCGAACATTGGACTGCTCCTCGGACCCAACAGGAGTGAGCTCACGCAGCCTTCTGGTAGCCTCCGCTTCCACGACATCAGCTGCCGAGCGGAAGGATGAGTAGATATCTGCGAGCATGTGCCATCCATAAATGATGATGCCTAAGACGGCACCTGACCTAAACATGCCGGCAGCGATGAAGAACCACACGCATACAGACAGAAAAGAGGTCAGTAGTCTTATTTGAGGTGTTCGGCACCAAAAGCCGTTCACTGTCAAGGCAACTAGCCTCGAACCGCCCATAACAAAGGCGAACATGCCCCACACTGGTTGTGGAGCCCAATTGGTTAAAGGTTGAAAGAATGCCTGATACTCTGGACGAACGAACAGGCCTGGCATAAGGAGAACAATGGATCCCCATGCGAGAAGGCAAGAGGCACTCCACCATTCGATAGCTCGAACTTCGAAGTGTCGCTTCATCTCGACGATAAGCATATCATTTCCCATCTGGTCTCGGTTTCCCACCCCGGCTAACTGTTACGAACAATGGCTATAGTTATACCAGGCGGGGATTTAAGAGATTTCGTGCGCGTGATATGATGTAGTCATCTATGCCACAGGAGGAAGCATGTTTGCCTTTTCGGATAAAGATTGGCCGGGTATTGCCAAGATGGTTGAAGAATGCGGAGAGCTGCAGGAAGTCTTGCCACTCGTGATCCTCATGAAGTCGCTTGGGAAGATCACCCAGACGCAAGGAAAGCTCATGATGATCCAAGGTGGCACCGATCACTGGTCCGGTGACCTCCGAAAGGCCATGATCGAGGAGATGGCTGATGTGATAGCCTCGATCCGCTTCGTCGGTGAGCATAATCTGAGCAAGCGGGAGCGAAAGATGATCGCCACTCGCGTCGAAAAGAAGATGCAACGCTTCGAGAAGTGGCATAAAGGCGCACAGGTGCAACAGCGGATAGCGAAAAATCAGTCCAAGGCGAAAACGCGACGACGCAACGCATGATGACGCGTCGATGACCTCGAAAACGCGCCTAAGGCGCCCAAAATCGACGTTTTGGATGCCTTAGAACGCGTGTTCAACGTGCATTGATCGATGACGACGCAATGACGGGTTCAACGACCTCGGGCGTCTTGCGTCAATTCCTTGTGTGCTTCGGGATTAGCCCATCGCTCGAGCTGTTCGTCTCGATGTGCTCGAAATAGGAAGCCATACCAGATCCGATCACCACGCTCGAAGCTTCGGCACGGATAGAAATCCGTCTGTGGAGGCCGAGGATCCTTTGGCACGGATAACCAGAACGGCGCCGGCTCACGATAGCTGTCGTTCATGATCTTGTTTGCCGCCATGCGGATACCGTTGCGATGCAACCACTCAAGACCGAGCGGATCATGCCACGCTTGTTGACGAGGTGCCTCACGCTTTCGAGGTGAAACCTCCTCGCCTGCTTCCTTGCGGCGTTTACGTTCTGCGCGTCGTTCTGCTGCTCTTAGCTTCTTCAGTCGAACGCGCTCAAAGGGATCAGCCTTCTTAGCGGCTTCGCGCTCCTTACGACTGCGACGGGCCATTGCCGTTCATCTGAATAGCGTTGGTGGGCTTCTCGGCTTGATGACGGTCGATGTCCTTCAGCCAATTCCTGAAGCCGAGGTTCTTCGTCTGTCCCTGGTAACCGCAGAGCATATCGAACTTGCCCTCTTCGCGGTGTTCCCACAGCTGAATGTAGACGTTGCAGTATTCCATGCTCAGGCCTATTAGGCCGTTCTTGATTGCGGAAATATCGACGCCGGAGATTGCGTAGTCACCGAGTCCGATCTTCGCTTTCGGACTGACCTGTTCCACAGTCACATAGCAACGGAACCGTGCGATAGGAACGGCGACCGTGAGGATCTGTTCGCAGAGCTTAATCGCTTCGTCGCGCTTGGCGAACTCTATATTCTGTTCCTCCTCGCTCTTTCCGGGTTGCATATATTGACCCATTTCTCGAGCGAGGCCGAGAACCGTCTGTAACGCTTGTGAGGCTTGCACTGTATTCTCCCTAGATGAAGATCTTAGCGATGCGGCGGAGGTTGTCGCAGTCGTTGTCGAAGGTTTCGTTCTGATCCTTCAGGTCGAGCACAAGCAGTTGCGCGTCCTGATCGTGTCGCTCCTCGACATTCAGCCTGCTCATCAGCTCGAGGTTCTCGAGTGAACGCTGATCCTGCATTTCTGCGTGAGTGTTCAGGATCGACGCTACCTGCACTGCATCCTCGTCGCTAATCATCACCATCCGCATGTTTGTTCTCCGTTGCGTTTCGATGCGTTGATTATGCGACCAAGACGTCCCGGGAGCAACTGGATTATTCTGTGAAATCCCACTCTGGCCGGAAGTCGACGAACTCAACGAAGTTCGGATGGCGAGGCTTATCCTTCTCGCCCACCTTCTGCTTTTTATACCGAACCAACTTGTTCTTAATCGCCAGAGGATCCCGCTGTATGATCTTCCACAGCTCGCGTCGTTGCTCAGCAGAAAATCCTCCACCGACACGGACCTCGACCTTAGTCGAGCAATCCTCAAGGATAAAGCCTCCGAGAGTTCCCTTAGGCTTCTTGCCTTCTTTGGATGAAGACCTCTTTTGCTTGCCCGTTGCATCGCGCTTCGCCTCATTGGTATTCTCCTGTTCCTCGAACCATCCCTTGATCCGGCCTTCGGCGTCGATGAATGGCTTATACTTGAGCATGAACTGCTCTCTTAAGGTGGACTTACCTTCTTTATATGGCCCATGGATCGAGCGTGTAATGATGCCTTCATATCCACGTTCAAGACAGCGGCTAGCATATCGTTCAAGCTCGCCGGCGTCGGATAGCAGCTTGTGTCGTAGGAACCTGATGCGGTCATGACCAAGGTCGGTAACGATCTGCTCGGCGAGCTGTAAACGGTCTCTAAAGCCATAACCAAGCTGTGGGGTATCGAAGACCCACAGGGTGAAGTCAGGTTTGCCGTCTCCATTCGTGACACCGGAGGAAGTGCGTTGCAGAACCCCTTTACCCCGCTTATCCCCAACGACGAGCTCTCCATCGAGGAGAGGATCTGGTCCATCAAAAAGCTTGGATAGCTCTGATCGAACGAACGGATTGCGAAAGGGTCCCAGACGGCTGGTAAGCGGTTGACGGCCGACGAGGCAACGGAAGCCATCAATCTTGGGCGATGCGTAGCACGGAAGTTGAACCTGCGAGAGCTCATCGAGGGCTACTCCTTTCATGGGACGCTTAATCATGGTATCTATATGCCCCATCTTGATTGTTGAACCTGAAGACGATTGCGCCCGGTACCAAGTAGTCTGGGAACTCGGTCCGCATTATCTCCAAGGCTTCCATGTGCCCGATCAGTTGCGGGATGAAGATTGTTTGCTCCTTGAACTTCATCGTCTCGTTGGCGATGATTCCGCGGTGCAAGGTGATGTCGATCCGGCACTCGTTCCAGGATACCGCTGTATGATTGCGGTCTTTAAACCACCACAGGTTCGCGAGGTCTGATCGCTGGTGATACGGCGCAAGGTGCTTGACCTTGTAGTTGTCGAATACCTCGCTCTCAATCGGTCGAAGATCCTTCGAGTAGAGCTGTCTCGGTTCGCCGTGCTCAAGTCGACCATAGAATAGCAGCGGCATTAGCGTCTCTTTTTCTTTGGCGGTGGTGATCGTGACGGCGGCTTCGTCGAGATAGGTTCCTCGTCGAGCGGCAGGTAAATCGTCTGAGGATAATAACCTAGGGCCTCAGGTATTTGCAACCCTGCGGTCTGAGCCTTACGCATGAAGGCTGAGGCTGCTTGCGGCGTGATGTCGTTATCCGTTGCCCATGAGCTAAGGGTCGACTCTCGTGCCGCTTCCCTAAGCAAACGCCGAAGCTGCTTTTCGGTTATCGCTGACTTGGGGATCTTGTTCTTTTTCATGGGATGCTCCGACGGTGAGGGGCCGCGGTGGGCTTGGGAGGCGGGGGACCGCGACCCCTCGTCGAGTAGAAGGTGCGTTAGACCTGCTGGTCTGCGGCTCCTGCCCCCGACTGATTGCCGGTCGGTGGTTGCGGCGCCTTGCGCTTGCCGCCTTGACCGAGCAGTTCGTCGTTCTGAGTGCGGCCGGGAACTTCGGCGCTGTCGGTTCCGGTGGCTTCATCGACGAAACCTTCGGATGCAGGCGCTTCGGCAGGCTGCGTCACCGAGAAGGACTTGGTCCCTTCGGCGATGTGGAAGCTGTGTTCACGGTTCGGGGCGACTTCGGTCGTCTCGCCATCGACTTCGACGGTGGCTCCGTGAGCACGAGCTCTGACGGTTACAGTGGTCGTCATAGGGGGCTCCTTCTGTCGCATGATTGCGACGCGAGCCTTCTAACGTTTTAACGTGCCGGTGTCAACTACCTCGAGGTGTATCGCATCCCGGATTTCTCTTACCTTGGGATATACGAGCCAAGGTCTAGGATACTCTGTCCTATATGGAACCACAGGGATCGCAGTGAAGAACGGTGTGCCCGCGCACACGTTGGCAGCTATCTCCCTAGCTGTATGCTTGCACTCGAAGCCCATGACCAGCTCGACGCCCTCCCGTGGGAAGCAGACGAAGTACCGATCAAGGTCGGTGCGAAACTCGATGAAAGGCTTACTGCCCGTCAGTTCTACTCGCGAGACGCCTGGCACGAGTAATCCTCCCCGTTCTTGTCCTTGGTTGGGCCGGGACCCCAGAAACCGTATAAACTGCCTCGACTGCACCCTTCACCGGTGGATACAGTGAGGCCTTCCGAAGATGGTAGGTGATGCCGCCGCGAGTGAAAGACTCCTTGACATCCGCTCCCGCCCCGTGAACAATCGTGATCCGGCGTCTGCCTCGCATTGTGCACTCCATGAAAATGCGGGACCGACTGAGCCTGCACGAACAGCCGATCCCGCACCTGACTTACCGCTTGATGAGCCCGAGCAGCCCATTCATGATTGCGCTGCCAAGGGCAAAGCCGAGGCCAAACACAATCGCGGCAAGGAACAACATTAACGATGGCTCCATTTGAGCCTCCTCTGTAGACGTCCCTCTACAGGTAGCCGAGGCTACTTGATTTCAGGGATTTCCACAGTGATCGACTTGGGCGCGTCCTTCTTCCCGAACGCCTTCTTGCTGATATAGAGCGAAGGGATCGGGGCGTCTTCGTCGTCGTTCTTGAAGACGTTGGTGTTCTTGGTGTCGCGCTCGAACTTCAAGGTCGTTTTCATGGTGGGCTCCTGTTGATAACCTCCTCATTATCGTTATGCAGGAGCTATATGTCAATGACCTTTATTCTCGAGGGCAGTAGCTACGCGCTCGAGCCCGTGATTGATTGCCTTCCACAGGGTGATCGCGTTTTGAGGAGGCTGGGCTCCTTCGGGCATGTTGCCGAACTCACGAAGTGCCTTCGCAAGATGACGGCAGAAAGCATCATAGTCCATACTGACCTCACTAAAATGGGGACGGCACCGAAGCACCGTCCCCGTAGTCGATCGCAGCTTAGGCCGTCGGGTCAGTTGCGTCGCCGCTACCCGTGTCGGTTCCGGTTCCCGTGTCCGTTCCGCCGGCGCCCGAGGTATCGGTGCCCGACGAACCCGAAGTGTCCGAACCGCTGCCCGCATCGGTGCCACCCGTGGGAGCACCTGCACCGCCGCCCGTGCCCTGGTTGGCAACAGCCGCGGCGAGCGGAGCTGCATCCTGACCGAGCTGATCGGTGATCGCCTGGACAGCAGCGACGACTTCCGTCGGATCGCTCGAGCTGTTCAAGGCATTGGCGAGCTGCGTCTGAAGACCCGTGATGAGGGCCACAGCCGATTGCTCGGTGTCGCGCACCGCGGCAACCTCGGTCTGAAGCTGTGCAAGTGCGTCTTGGATCTGCTGTTGCATATGTCTTACTTCCTTTCTGAGTTGTTGAACTTCCCGGAGAATTTCCCCGAGCACAATATCGGTACTTCTGTCCCGACCTCCTCTCTGCGGTTGAAGGATGAATAACCGCCGAAAACCTTCCATAAGCCTATCTCCCAGCTTGCCTAAGGATGTAAGCCCAAACCCTTGCGGTCGCGGCAAGCATAGCCAACGCCAGAGTCGCACAAGATTTTTGGATGCCGACCTCCATCTTGAGGCCCATGAACGTTTCGCCGGGGTTCTGTTGCCACAGACTGAAGCCTGCGACGGCTCCTTGTCCCGGCGGGAGTTCCTGTTCTGCACGAACCCATCCTTGAGGTTTGCAGCGATAGATATTATCCATCGCGGATGATCGATTGAGCGGCGGGATCGTCTGACCAAGCAACGTCATCGCAGGTTCACGGATCAGATCCATGAGTTGCTGCTGCAGGTCGAGTGTCCAAACCGTACCAGCCTCGGCTGCCGTGGCGAAGTCGTCGAGTTGTTGTGATGTCGTGGGCATGCCTTAATCCTACACCTGCTGGTTTAAGAGGTCAACCTGTGGTTATGCCGAACCTTCGGGCTTGGTTAACGTCATTAACGCGGCACGGTTACCAATTTCGATATTCTCCGACACAATCTGCATTGCCATGTCTGGCGTGATCTTTCGCTGGTCTTGCAGCGCGATCAACTGACCCACGAACTGAGACGCGATGGCCAGGATCCTCTGGTCCGCCATGTTAGGGGGCATCGCTGCCTTCATATCGGCCAGAAACTTGTTATCTTCATCGGTGGGCTGGAAGCCTCTAGTTTGCTTGTTCACGAACGGTTCCCTTGAGTGGATCGCCGCACGGCTTGGCACCGAATTGACGATACAGGTTGACGAAGCGGTCTCGGTTCGCCTGTCCCTCGAAGGCATAATGACGAACTTGACTGCCCTGAACAAATACCACAGAAATGTGCTCACCAACAATAGAGGTGTTCACGTTCTGAGGCTTCAGACCTGTGGTCGTAGGGACCGTGGCGTAGTGTGGGTCGGAGAAGGCTTGTGTCACCTTCGCCTGCCAGCGCTTGCGCCACATCATGAGTTCACTCATGCGGGTTAACTCCTTCGGGTATCTCGACTCGGAAACGTTCGGGGATCGATTGATGGATCTTCTGCCTGACGCGAAACACGTTAGCTGCCGTATCCATACTATCTGGATCATTGCTGTCAAGCATCGGCAGGAAGTGATCGATGAACAGGATTAAACTTCCCGCATCCTCAACATCGATCCTTGGGGTTATACACGCTATTTGGCCATCTATTGTTTTCTGGTTCATTCCCCATCCTTTCAACTCAACAACAATAACAAATCTGGAAAAACCAGACAACTTTCTCTGGGATTGATGTGTGAATAACTCTGGATTTGGTTAACGTCCTAAAGAACGTGCCCAGTCGTCCGCACTCATGTTGTCCGCTGTCAAAGGCTGTTCCACAGGGCTCAGCGGGTGCGTTTGATTGTGGATGTCTCGGAGGTGATCCTCGATCTGTTCAGCGAGCGACAGGTTGATCGCGCTCTTGATGCGCGACGCTTCCTTCTGTTTAACATCGACTGCAGCCTCGGACTTCGTCAGGTGTTCCTGCGCGTAGAAACGAAACTGAATTGCTGACTTACGCAACAAAGCGATAGTCTGGTCGTTCATCTTGTATCCTCTCATCTTCTGTTACAAACCCTCTCTTCGCCACAAACCCCGCAGCGAGTGATGATCCGGTCGATAGTAGGCCAGAACCAACCGCGCTTGTAAGCGCAACTGTCGCAGTATCGCTCGACCGGTGATCGACTCACGAAATTGGCCCCGAGTTGAGTACGAGCTTTCCAAGCTCCTGATAGGCCTTTTCTTCAAGGTCGGACATCGCCACTAAGGTTGGCGTATCACGGATGGCACATCCGATGACTTTACGCCGGCGCGGCGATAGGGTGACGAGCGCCTGCTTGAGGTCTTCGCTAACTCTCATAGTTGAGTACCTTCATTTCCTCGAGCCTCGCAAGGCCGAGCATGACAGCGAGAGCCTGTGCATACCCGAGCCAACGATGAGCCTTCTCTGTATTGCCCCATCCCGTGATCGTGCGCAGCATGAAGACTAGGTGAGCTTGAGTGTTACCTTCGGGCGACTGCTCGCCTTGATCCTCGGACGGAATGCCGAGTCTCTCGAGCATTGCCGCTGCCGCGTGACTTGGTTGCATGCTTTGGTCCTTTCTTCGGCATCTTAGGCCGGCCTACGAATGAGACGTCGATGTTGAGATAGATGCCGCGGCCCTTGTTACGCAGTTCTTGGGCCACAGCGGAGGATACGGGCACGAGTTCGTGACCAAGTGCCAGCAAGAAGGCCTCAATCGAGGCGTAACGTGGAAAGTGAGTTTCACCGTATAACCACTTTGATATGGTAGCCGGCGTCGGGCCGCCGCGTTCGTGGATCTGCTTCTGCGTCAGACCCGAGTTGATGAAGAGCGCGATGCAGTCGTCTCGAAGATGCTCGAGTTTTTGGTTCTGCTCACGCTGGAACGGTGTCTTTCGTTCTGATCTGCCAAACATCAGGTGCCTCCTTAACGCTAAATTGTCGTCGAAGTGGCACCTGATGTCAATTCCTCTTAAACTCCCTATAACCAAACCAGCAGAACTGCACGGCCCTCAAGATCGAGGCGAGGATCCTGGAGTTCGCGGGCCCGAGCCGTGATGGTGACTTCTTCGTCCTTATCATCTTCATAGAGGTCACGGACTTCCATCTTACTTTCGATGGACCGGAGCTTCCGCTTAAGCTCACGGTTCTCGGCACTGGTTTCTTGGTATAGAGTCTTGTAACTTGGACAGTTGCGGGCCATCATCTTTCTCCTTGTGTTGATGGAGATTTGATGATCGCACCGCAACTGTCCTAGGTCAATTCATGCAAGTCGCGTCATATTGCACTATTCTGCGTCATTTCGTTGGTGGTGTTCGACGCGCTTCAGTGATCGGGATGCCAGCTTCTGTCGGCACATAGATCAACTGGGCATGGGTGTTCTCATATGCCTGGATCGTCAGGTATCGGAGATAGCCATCCGGTCCGCCGAGTGAGTTCTGCAGGATATGGTTGGCCTGCGCTGCACCCTTCGCTCGAGTGACCTCGGCTTCTGCGAGGAATTGCGCCGACTCCATCTTCTGTTTCGCCTCGAGTGTGGCGACCTGACGGGATGACTGTGCTTCAGCAAGCTTTGCACGGCCCTCCATTTCCTGGGAGTAGACGTTATACCTCGGACAGCCGACCATTCCGAGGATCGCTAGAACGATCAGTGGGGTAAGGATCCACTTGATAACCCAGGTCGCTAGACCCGCAACCGGTACTTCTTCTTCGTATCTCATTCTTTCACTCCATGATGCTCAGTCAGACTATCAACCCACTCTTTGCCGCTGAGCTTGACATAGGTGGTGGTTGGTAGAAGCAGGACGACCTGATAATCCACAGGTAGGTAGATGACAGGCCAGTGAAGTCCGCCTTCCAGGATCGAGTAGCCGATGATGTGGAAACTTCGGCCTTCCTCCTCGACTAGGCTGTGGTGATCGACGCGGCAGATCGTGTCCTCGCGTCTAGGTAGTTCGAAGACGTTGCCAACCTCGAGGCTGCCGACGGGGATCCATTGCCGCTCATACTTGCTCATTGAGGTTTCACTCCATACTTCAGGATCTTCTTGCAGTTGCTGCAGAACTTGACGCCATACTGTTTGATGGCTTTATGCTCTGAGCAGACGCACCGGCCTCGTTTCTTCTTACTCACCTGCCTACTAACTCCGGATGTGGCTCGTATACCGGCTTACCATCGATGCGGAAGAACTCCTGCAACTCGTGGTGTTCGATATTCTTGATCTGCTCAAATAGCCAACGAGTCCAGTCGAAGTCCCTCATCGGATGACGAGGTATTGGTTGGTCAAAGATAAGTGGTATCATCCTATCCGGATTGTTGGCATCAACCACCTCAGCTGTCACCCTCAACATTCCTAGGCTAGTCTCGAAGTGCCAACGAGGACGGTAAGTGAAGTGCTTCAAGATTTCCTTGATCGCCTGCTCGTTCTCGTGCCAAGCTCGAGCGTCCTCAGGATAGACAGCGACGAACGGCATTTAGTCGTCTCCGTATGGACTCAGGGCCCCACTTGTCAATCGTCTGGGTGGACTGCCGGTGCGGCGCCACTCTTCCGCCTCGTTCGGGGTGATGAACCCGCGCCTGACCATCGAGAGGATATGCTCGTCTTCCTTGTGCCGCTTGATGAGCTGGCCAAGTGCGAGACCTACGCCGATGGAAACGCCTGTTGCCGCGGCGATCACAATTGCTAGTGTGCTCATTTCTCAAGCTCCGGCCAATTGATGGGATGCGTCGGATTACTATACACTCTCATCGCCAAGCAGGCAACTCCCTGGACCCCGATGTTGGGGACGCGCAGCAGATCCTCCATGGTCATTGTCTCTGGTTGGGTGATCCCGGCAGTTCGGAGTGCCGCCACAGTGCGGGCAGGTAGACGCCGACTGAGAGCTATGAAGCTACGGGGCATCTTGATGTGCTGGGTGGCCTTGACTAGGCGTAGACATTCCCGCAGGTGTGCGTCGAGCGCTCGCCTTGCATCCTTCTCCTCGCGGGATCGAGCGTTGACTGCCTTAGCGTTCGCCGCCGTGGGATGGATCGCATAGACGCACCGCGCCCGCTCTGCGGCGCCGGTCTTGATGACGAGCGTCTGGATCAGGTCCTCTGTGCTGATGTCACGCATTAGTGCCTCCGCATCTTCAGTAGATTGTGTTGCTGGTGGAGCACTGCTTGAGCCTTCAGCAAGGTTTCCTGCTGATAGCCGATGATGTGATATAGCTCATCTACAGTACAGTCGCCGATCTTCTTCTCTCCACTATCGAAGACGAAGGTGGAGTTCTTGACCTCGGCGTTAGTCATTGCCTTCGCTCCAATCTCTCTTCCTTGTCCTCCTCGCGAGGACCGTCCCGCAGACGGAAGTCCATATCCTGCGGCGTCTCGGGCTTCATGTGCAGCTTGCCGCAAGCCTTCTTGTAGAACCAATCCCACATCCGGCCTACTTCCTCGTCGGGATACCGGTAACCGCAGATCATCGCGGCGTGGATCAGGTGCTGGTAGAAGTGGATGTTGTAGGTGTCGATGTCCCGGAAGAACTTCTTGCAGGTCGTGGACCAATCTGCCCAGTTGCTCATCAGGTCCATCCGCATGAAGTCGTCGCCTTCGACGAGACGTTCACCCACAGCTAAGGGTCGTCCAGTCTGCGCCGAGTTCATGACGCATCCGCGAAGTGATCGGATCAGCGGTTTGCAGCCGGCTTCCTTCGTTACTCCGTCAGGTCCACGAAGTGCGAGGATCAAGACTCCTTGCTGGCGCCAAGGTAATTCCATGACCCAGGGCTGTAAGACGCTGCGCTCAGTCATTGTAGAACCGGTTGCCGTCGCAGTCGAATAGGTCCTCGAGTGCGCAGAATGCGATTATGTCCGCGCCGTGAAAGATACCCACACATTCTCCGAGGCAGTGGGATCCTCCGTTCAGGCTCTGCTCCTCCTCCAGTGTCAAGCGCCGGAGAGTTACCTGTGGGATACCTTGTCCCACGTTCTTCCCTTCGAACACCTCGCCGAAGTGCTTACGTTCTAGAGGCATGTTTCTTCTCCTCATACTTAAGGGTAGCCGTGTCGTCGTCCATGAGTACCCCGCCCTTGACCTGCGGATAGACGGACTTGCCGCATTCTGGACAGTAGGATGGGAAGCGGGGGATTAACCCAGCAGGCCAAGAAGTTGCAGCAAGGCATCTGGATCAGTCGGAAGTGGACACGTTCTGTCGTCATGATGTAATAGTCTATCAGGACTGGATGCTGCGGGCAACCGAGACATCCCATGCACGGATCAACCAGTGACACGTAATTACATGACTCTCATTTTCCAAGCTATATAAGATGGGACCAGGTGCGTGGGATACGTTCATGGCCCGGTTTTTTGGACGGGGCGGTCATGAACGCAGGCGGGTTAATTTATTAAGGCAGGACGTTCGATAGCGTGGTCATGGTGTGATAGAAGTTCGACAGCAACGGGATCAGACAGTAGAACACGTAGAGCGGAACGGCGATTTGAACAATGCGGATCATGGTCAGTTCCTTTCGTTTCGATGTTCACAGTATACGTGCAACAGATTAAGAAATCGTTACGGACGGATAGAAAAAGATGCGCGTCAGTGAAGGTCACATTACGGAACACGACGGATGCACAGGGCATTTCATGTAACGCGCATCAGAGGCAGGTTGTGTCGCGCACAACGGACAGTCATGCGCGACACGTAACGGCATTAGGCGTCAGTCGTTTCGACGTTCGCCTTTTTCGTCGACTTGCGCGAACGCGCAGGACGAGCGATTTTGGCGGCATAGGTAGTGTCGAACGCGGCGCGGATTGCATCATATTCGCGTTGATTGTTCGCAACCCATGAAGTGTTGCGAATGTGCGATGCAACCTTCGAACGCAAACGCGAACGGATTTGTTTGTCGTTCAACGTGAACGACTTGTTATCCTTGTGCGCGTCGTTGATGATCGACTTGAGCACAATCGGGAACGTCGTTGATTTACGTGCAGGCATGTTCATTTCCTTTCGATGTCGCGTCATTGCGACAATCACAATATGCGCGCAATCTATTAACAAATCAATAAGCCATTTCTTTTTTCTCTGTCTCGTATTGGGACGGAATATGGTTAACAATTCCGCTGCGCTGGCTTAACCATATTTGGTTACCATTAAGTTTGGCTTAACCATAATCCGTTCAGCGGGTGGGCCAGCCACGTGTAGTATGTCCATGTGGGACGGCCAGCGTTCAGCGGCTGGGCCAACCATGGCTTGGCTAATCTTACGGCTGGACCAACTATTGCTTACCCTGGCTATACAGTTGAAGGTGTAGGTGCAGATAGATCCATATGGCCAGCACGCAGATTATTGCCCACAGCAGCCGCACTATAAACACTTCACATGCTGGTTGGACCAACCGACACGTAATTAGTTGTAAGCATTCCGCTCGTCTGAACTTGTCTCGATCAAGTCTTGCTGTAGAGAAGTTGGTCAGAGTACTGGCTGGTCCATACCCGTCCTATACAGTTGCAGGCTATACAGCTCTACCTAGTCTATCACGTAATTACGTGGCTCATATTGGTCCGTCTCTCGGCTGGTCCAGCTGGTCTTTTCTCCCCTAAAATCACGATCCTGGTCTGCATAGATCCAATCCTGTTACGGGTTTGCCCATGCGCGAACAGTCCAGTTATTGTAGTTTTTGTAGGTTTTTACTCAAGATTTGTTCCGTATTGACACTAAGGCGCTCTTCCTGTAAAATGCCATACGGAAATGCCAATCTGGTCCTATTTCGGCACTACTCTTGAGTGAAAAACCGCGAAATCGACAATCTGGTGTGTATATAGCGCTAGGAAAAACTACAAGATGGAAAAATCTACAAGACGAAATGTCAAAGTGAAAATCCGGAAGCCAAAACTGGATGTAGACGAGTTCAATGCTCTGACGGATGTTCTATTCGAGCTCTTCAAAGAGAATGGCTCAAAGTGCGCCTACATGCTGGACATTTCCCGATCTACCTGGACAAAATGGACGACGAACCCTCCCCGGCAATGGTGGTGGAACTTGGTGCTTCGAGACGTCATCAAGTCTGCGATCACAGGTCTTCACGGCAGACGCGGGTTCACAGCACGACACAGGCGCAAGGTGATGGAAGCGCTACAGCGAGTTCCACAGAGCGAAGAGTTTCTCGGCGTGATAGAGGCCGAAACTTACAGTGTCGATGGCGCAGCTAATTTCCTACGCTTAACCCTCGGGCGGAAGGGAATGTTCTGGGACGAGCTCCGGAAGCCTGCAAACTGCGGCGGCTATACGGAACGCGCGCTCCGAAAGGCAGCACGTATGATTGGGGTAGTCAAGACGCAGGAAGGTTTCGGCGACAACAAGCGCAGCTATTGGCGGCTGTCGAACGAGGACGACGACTGATCTATCGGCCGATGAAGTACCCTGCAGCTCCAGCGATCAGCACACATGACAGCAGGAAGACGTAGTGCTTGAACTTGAGACCGCGGAAGAAGCCTAGACGAGCGAACAGCCACAGGATCCCGAGCCCGACGACTGTTCCAATACCTCCGAGGATCGTTTGACCGAAAGCCTTTTGGCTATGCGATGTTGCGGCGATTGCGAGTCCAGAGACCTCATTCACCACGAGCAAGAATGCGAGGAACTTATACTTCATGATAGACTCCCTACGAACATTAAGGCCATGAGGCCAAAGAAGAATGCGAGCACGGCGATTTCGTCACGGGTGAAGGTCATAGCCTGTACTTCGCTTTCCGCGACTTGTTCCATAGCCTGACAAATCGCCGCAATTCGTCCTGCGTGTAGCCCGAGAGCTCTTCGTCGAGTTGATCGACGCGCATCTGCAGGTCTTCAGCGTATTCGAGCTCGGCGCCTTTCAAGTCCTGCTTCAGCAACAGTCGCTTGAGCTTCTTGTCGAGGTCACGGCGCTCAAGCACCATGTTGCCCATCGCAATTTCGTTGGCTGTGGCCTTTTCGAGTTCCGTGCGCTTGTCCTTGCGCTTCGCGTCGGCTTCCCGACGGTACTTGCCCGAATAGATATTCTTCAGGTTCTCGTTGATGCGCCGGCGAAGCTCACGTTCCCGTTCTTGCTTCTCGGTTGTGTTATACCCGAACGCATGGTCTCTGAAGATGCTCACGACGGTTCCTTGATCTGGAATGGGATCAGCGTCATAGCGCGACGGCCGTGAAGTTCGCCGTAAGCGTCGGCCTGTCGGATGACGTCTTCGGGACTGTCGCCCATGAATGAGGTTCCGTAGGCGTTCACGAACCAAGGATCCACGAACGTTACGACCAACCCGTCCATAGGAAACGACAGGTCCATGATGTTGGGATCGTTCCTCATGCGGACATCTCGGGCGCGAACGGCACGGTCAGCTCGTTCCCATATTCACCCATGAAGCGGAAGCATTCGTCGTCGGATCCGACATCCATATGCCATTTCAGGATCGTTCCGCCCGGCAGGTGAACACCAATGTCCCAGACTTCATCACCCTCATGGACATCGATGCGCGGTGCATCGGGATAGTACCGACGGAATTCGGCACGGAGGTAAGCATGGACATCAAACATTTCAAGTCTCCATCGCGTTGTTGCGATACGGACATTATATGCGCGTGGCTACCAGGATGCAACCGTTATTCGCCAGTGATTTCTTCACCATCATCGTCTGGATGATAATCTTTCCAGAGCGACAGGAACGGCTCAGTCAAGACGATGCCGGGATCATCGACATCCTTTCCGCATAGCAGTTCCATGTAGAGCTCGAATAGACCACGAGCACCCTCGCAGTCGTTCATCTGCACGAACAGACTCTCTACGATCTGGTCGGACAGCTGCCGTTCACGTTCAAGACGGCGTTGAATACGACCATGTCCGCCGGGCAACGGCTGCGAACGGATCTGCTTCAATTCCTCATAAGGCTCTAATGGCATTGCGTCCTCCAGTTCTTCTCCATCTGGACGGCCGTGTCATAAGCGTCCTGTGGATCTGTTGTGTAGTATGCGACGGCTTCCTCGCGATCCTTCGACAGACCGCGGAACGTTACCCGCAATTCATCAGGGTCGAAGGTCTCGAGCCGAGCCTTCACATGCGGGAGCTTGTTGATTTCCGTCACGGCATGGGTCTTGAAGCGGATTTCCATCATATCACCCACAGATGAATACGCAGCAGGTGTCGGCGACGGCCTGAGCAATCGGATAGATCAGCTCAGGACGATCATCGCCATATCCGCGGCGCACATGATATTGGAGAACGGCACCCGCGTCGATTGCGGCCTTGCAATCATCACCACAGGTGCTGTCGAGCGGCATGGAGCTGAGCGCGTCACGGACGGATTGGTCCGAGTGACACCCAAGATAGTCGTGAAAGGCTATCTCGAAATAATCGCGCACGGTCATTAGCAGCTTCCCACAGGCCATGCGCCGCAATCGTTAGCGAACGCGGACTCGGCCTGCGCGGTGCGGAAGTCGAGTTCGGCCTGTTGTTCGATGTAGGTGACAGCCATCGGCCGTTCGGTGCGGTGAGCAACCACGTTGCCGGAGTTGAGGATCACGTAGCCGTCGCCAGTGCGTTCGATCTGATAATGAACGCCGGTCTCGTTGCACCGGAAATCATCGACGCGGTCAGACAGCTTGCGGCATGTAAAGGTCACGGACATGGTCAATTCCTTTCGTGTTGCGTCGTTGCAACCTGGACATTATACGATCCTGGTGACTATCAATCAACTGTCCAATTCTGATTTATCCTCGACCCGAGGACCAATGACCTTCAGCCCAAGCTTGATTGAGCAGGTCTCGAAGCTTCTTGGCGTTGTCAGCGCGGGTTCGTGTTGCGACTACGTAGCGATCACCGCCCAGAGGCGCACGATAGACAACTGCGTAGACGTCAGGATCGACACCGGCGAGCTCTCCCGCAACTGACTCATACGGGCTATACAGCTTGGTAGATCGTTTTATAGCCGCGTCATGGAGTGACTTCGCGTCATGCTTATCCATCACTACGCTTCGTTGCCTCGGCACGTTGTCTCTCCATCGCTTTGTTCCACAGGAAGTCAGTGCATTCTTTGCCCGGGTGATGATACGGCGTGGCTTCGAACCCAGCCTCTACAGCTATCGATACGCACGGGTCACACAACCAGACATTAGGCGCGGATATCTTACGCAGACAGCCAGCGCACTCATTTGGTTCGGGATCAAACATCGTCATCGCGGACCAGCCTTGCAAACCGCGAACGGTCGCCGTGCTTGTTGTAGAAGTAGACATGGATGATGAACGGTTCATCACCATCGTCCAACTCATAGCGGAACTCGAGTTCACCGAGCGGCGGATGCTCATCTGTGGAGATATACGAGTCTGCTCTGTCCTGCATGAGTTGACGCAGTTCTTCGAGCGTTGCCACTTCGTACTCACCCGGTCCGGCGACTTTATGAGACTTCTGAACTATCCAACGGGTCTTCATATGTTCCTCACTTAATCCCGACCAACTTCTTGATCTTCGCCACTTCCTTCGGTGCGAACGCCCAGCCGTATTCAGGCTTCTCGAAGTTCGCTCGCAATATCGCTCGCGCATCGCTCGCAGCAACGCCTGAGGCAGCGCACAGCTCAGTGATCGTCACGAAACCGTCAGGACGCTGCGCTCGTGATACACGCTTAGCCCCCGGGCGGTCCTTCGATTGCTTGGCATCAGCGACCTCGGGCTCATCCTTCACATGCACCTCATCCCATGTGCCATACTTGAAGCGAAGGATCCATTGCAGACGTTCGTCCGGCAACTGCCAGTCAGTCGACGGCGCAGCACGGATCTGATCCATCTGCTGCGATTTGACAGTGAACCCCTCGGGTAGGTTATGCTCCATTCGCTCGAGCCACACCTTAGCATGGGATGCGTCGTCGAACTTAACGATGTGGTCACGCGGATAGATATCCGGTGCTCGGTGACCTCGGGCATAGAGAACGAACGTCATAGCTTTCTCCGTCGCGTGATTGCAACATGGGCATTATGAATGTGCGGATGCCAAGAGTCAACCGGTTATTTCTTTCATCCGCGTCATCAGCAGTTCGATGGTCCGCTGCAGGATCAACAACTCTGTGGTGTCGCCTGCCAATCCGACCATACCCTTCTCGTATGGATGGTTGTTGATGAGTTGGGTATCCTCGGGGCGAGACTTGATGCCTAAGCTTTCACTCTCACCAATTGCTACACAGACTGCCATGCCTTCGACGAAACCCGCGCCGACCACAGGTGCAGTTCCTCGTTCGAGCATTTGCTCGAGCTGACGCGGTCGTAGATCCTTCTTCGGATCGTTCGCTTCGATCACCAACTGCATGGCGCCGGCAACGAATGAATGGACCAAGTCGTCGGGAAAAATGATAGGCACGAACCGATCCCGTTCCAGGTCGTGCAGCATGATATACTTCCAAGCCATTACAGCCCCCTCATCGCTTCCTTGACTTTGTTCTGGATGTCATCCCATTGCTCAGCAACCTGAGCAGCGTCACCATGAGAGATATCTATCTCCTCTTGAATGATCGCGGTGCGGATGGCCTTCTCTGCTTCCTTGATGTCCGTATAGGTGACATCATCCACAATGAAGGCCATGGTCTTGACGACCTTTGG